AGTTGTCTTATCAGCTATATCCCCCCATGCATTCAAATGAGTATGTTTTATTATTTTAAATTGTTTTGTTTCTATTTTATGTAAAATATAGGAATCGGTTATTTTATATGAATCTGGTTGGTCTGTATCCAATCCTGTAGTTAATATGCTACAGTATGGGCTAATTTTCAATATTTTATATTCACTTGGTTGAGCTCGCTCCACTATTGTTCTAGTAGTGGCTACATTGGATGGTAACACTGTACTAACTAACCAAACCAATAAAATTAAAAATAAACCTAAGGCAACATCTTCCTTATATGACGCAACAATTATAATCCCCATTAACACTAATGCTACAATAGTAGCTACTACAAAATATCCTAACATAATTTTTCTTTTTTAATTTATAAATTTAATTTCTTTCCAATTCTATAATAATTCTCAATGCCTCTTGTGCGGCTGGTAGAGAGAGATCTGTTTTTATTCCTAGTTTCTTCATCAATCCATCAATCCCCATCCACTCTGAGCGGGATGATTGAACCATATATGAATCATTTCCAAACATTTGTTGGTTTTTCTTTATTTCTAGAAATGAATTCGCTTCTATCTCTTGAATTTTTTTAATTATTTCCTCTTTTGTCATTTCCTTTTCAAAATCTTCTTTAAAATATCCTCCATCTGCTTGCCCTCCAACCAATTCATCTTCAATCCATTCTACATGAATATATTTATCATCCTCATGGTGAAAGATTGCTCTTGCTCCTTTTTGAGCGGCATATCCTGATACCCCATTAAACACTACTACATCGCCTTTTACTAGTTCCATTTTGTTTTATCTTAAAATTAATACTGTTTTAGAATCATCTTCATCTTCATATTGCTCATCATCAATATCAATTACTTTATCTGTTTGATGATATGAAGAATACACTACATTCCCCTCTTGTACTTCAGTGATATCATCTGCTACAACTGTTCTCCAATAATCACCATAATTGTAAGCGAATTTTACTTCCATGTTTGAGTCATAATTTGATAACTCCTCAATTAATTCTTGTACTGTCATAACCTTTATTTTTATTTGAACTGAATATACGAAAAATGTTTTACTTTTAATATTCCTTTATTAAAATTCTCCAAAAATTCCCCCACAATATCTAGCGTAATCATACCCTTGAGTATCAACGAAATAATTTCTACCTTTATGCTTCAAAATCCAAAACTGTTCAGAACCGAAATAATCATGAAATAATGAAAATTCATTTGGATCAATTGGTGATTCATTGTCTTCTTCATCATACTCCATTATTAATGAAGTATCTACTGTTGGTAGAGTTTTTAACATATCTTTAATATGTTGAGGAACATCTTTTAAATCTGTTGAGCAACAATCCTCAGGGCGGTCTTGTTTTCTATCAACATTAATATATGCTCTGATTTCATCCAATTCCATCAATCTTTTACTTCCAATTTCCATAACCTTTATTTTTTAATATATTTAAATATACAAAATTTATTTTATTATTCAAAATCCCTTATAGCAATTACTTTAGGAAATCTAGGTACACCATCAGTAGTTAATTCAAAATATTTAACAGTTGCTTTTTTACCTATTAAATCTCCTCGCTTAAATAACATTTCTAAATATTCATGATCCCCATTCACAGCTGAGTCAAATCTATCAAACACTAGTTTGCCTATTTTTCCTGTTAATTTTCCTTTACCTTCTACTACACCTTTAATTTCAAATTCATCATCCATAAACGATTTATGTTTAAGTAAATGTTTAGAACGTTTATTCTCATATTCACTATTTAACACTCTAATCATTTGACCTTCATATCCATCAGCTATATAATCTGAATAATAAGCTAATATATCATTTTTATTATCGGTTTGTTCTGTTTTAACAATTATACAACATTCAGGTAAATCTAATTCTAATAATGTTTCATATCGTTCTATAAATGTACCTACATGTGATGGCAAGTCATAGATCCAATATTGAATGTATTGTTTACTTTCAATTATATCATTTGGAGTTGGTTTTGTTTTTCTAACACATGAGATAATTTTATTGAAATCAACCCCATCATTTTTATGAGCATATAACTCACCATCAAATACTAAATCAGGATATTTTTCAAATAGTGGTTTTAATGCCTCATGAATATGAGGGGCGGATATAAGTTCTTTTCCATTACGGCTTCTCATTCCATCAATATCTATAATACATCTTACACCATCTAATTTAGGTTGAGTTACTACTGGGAATTTAATTTTATCTTTGTAGTCATTATAATCATGAGCTAACATTGGTTTAAAATAAACTGGCTTGTCTATGTCATTGATGTTTTCAAATGCTCCTAAATCTATTTTTTTCTTATGTAATGCTTTGGCTTGTTTTATGGCTTGTTCCTCAGCTGTACAATATGATTTAGTTTCACATACAGTCCATTCTGATGTTACTTTTAATCCATCTGTAAATCCTGATATTGTTCTAAATTTATTTTCTTCAGTTTCAATTGTCCATTCACTTATTTTTCCTGTAGTAGAACGTTTATACAATGTTTTAAATATCATAACCTTTATTTTTAATATATTTAAATATACGAATTTATCTTTTAATTCCTAATTCCTCTAATGTTTTTGGAGTATAATCTACCATCTCACATGAAACACAAATGTAACGCTCATCTATCACATCCATTGGTAAATCTGTTCTCATCACACGTTTACCATGAATATGTCCGTGAATGTTTATAGGAAAACGATATTCTAGCTCCATTGGATGAATCGGACAATGTGTTAAAATAACACCTTTGTAGTTGATCATTCCAGCTACACTCTCAACACAATCAAGTAATTTTTTAGTGTCTTGTCTACGATCGTGGTTTCCTAACACAATATGTTTTATACCATTTAAACGAGAAAGCAAATGGTATGGAGAGGATTTCTCCATTGTTATATCACCTAAAATATAGGTAACATCACGTTTGTTTACAACACTGTTCCATTGACTAATAATGTATTCATCGTGTTCCTCTACAGTTGAGAAACCACGTCTTACAGACATGTTGGTATGTGATAAATGTAAATCTGCTATAAAACGAACTGTTGACATGTTATTTCTTTTTATTTGAATGGAATATACGAAAAATATTTTGCTTATCAAATTCCTTTGTTAAGGGAGATGTTTAATGATTAAGTATGCAAATGTTAATAGTGCAAATGCAGCTGGGCATATTATTCCAAATAAAAAACCAAAGTATTCCATAATACCTACATCAAGTGGATTGAATGGTATGTCTTGTTCTTTACATGATTTATATATTCTATATGTTGAGATAATGCCTATTACAACAAGTATTCCTAAAAGTGTTAACATATTATTTCTTTTTTAATTATTATTCCTCTTTAAACTCTAAACATATAACTATATTCTCAGGTAAATACTCGATTTGCCCAGCACATTTATTGTACTTTGTAAATTCTGTATTAGCCATTATCTCAAAATAACAACGTCCATTATAAACATATAAAAGTTTTCCTAACAAAGTAGGAAAACAATTATTATTTAAAACACGTCCAATCATTTGATTGATATTCTGTATTTGAGATGTACGAGGTGTGGATTGCCTCATATTATTTTTTAATTGTAGGAACTAAACAATCTACTCCATCCCAATCCTTTATAATTTCGTAAGTGTAATGATCTGGTAGGAATAATGATTTATACTTTAAGTTACCTCCATTTCTAATTTCAATACATTCCAAAATCTCTCCTAAATTAATTTCTTCCTCTTGTTTACCAAATATTTTCTCCAATACTGGTAATTGAGTAGATGTGGCTGCTCCAAACATTTTATTAATTGTTCCATCTGCTAATGCAATATCACCAAACGGTTGATCTTTTGCAATGTCTGTAATTCTTGTTTTCCATGCTGAGCATGCAATGTCATGGATTTCTTGTAGTTGTTCTCTTTTAATTGTAACCATTGTTTCTGATTTTTGTTCTGTTAAATTTTGTTTTTTTGATAATTCTTGAAGTATTGATTCTTTAAACATGAAATAATTTTCTCCCCTATAATCTTCACAATCAGCTAAAATATATGTTTCTCCTTTAAAATCTTTACAACCAAAGCTAACTAAATCATAATTTTCACCACCATATTGACTATCAGAATCATCATATCCTGTGTTAACACATCTAAAACATGTTCCTGATTTAATAATAGGTAACTTAGTACCTTTAACTTTAAAATCTACTACTGTGTTTTGATTTGTTAATCCCATAAATTGCTCTATTGTTAATACGGTTGGTTTACCTTTAAAGTAACTTATTTCGTCATAACAATTTACCCCTGAACTTGTACTAGGTTCTGTACCGTAGTAATTGTAAGCGTTACCTTTCCATGTAAATCCACTTTGTTCATTCAAATATTTAATAACTTTTTTCCAATCTGGGTTTCTTAAGTCTCGTTCAACAACCCAATACTCTGGTAATCTGTTTTTCATAATCTTTCTTTTTTTATTTATACTTAAATATACGAATTCTCTTTTACTCAAACCATTCCTTTGTTTAATTTAAAAAAAACCTACCATATGTTCGTATTCACATGGTAGGTCTAAAAGAAACGGTTATGAAGCGTTTTGTAGTCAGGGCCGGACTCGAACCGGATAAACAACCACTTAACTGGACTCGGGAACCAATCCCTCATTACGTCCACCTGACTATCCTTATTTAAACAGCTAATGCATATTGATCAGCTAATGAAAATAATTTTTGATTTAATATAATATCTGTATTGAAGTTTGTAACATCAGCTGTTAGATTTTCTTGTATTCTGTTGAATACTGTCCATAAATCATTACCTTCGTCCTCTATTCGATTAACTTTAAATAAATCATCTATGTTAACATCTGTTAAATCATCAAAACGTAAACGAGCTGCATCAATTGCAAACTTTTTAATATAATCAGGATTCATTGAGATTTGTTGCATATTTTTAATTACATCTGATAAAACCATTGCTTTATCATTCATTTTTGCAATTAAATTCGGTAAATCTCTATAATTGATTTCGGTATGTTTAATTGAAGATTCAGCTGCATTATCAAAACGTACTGCTCCGTTAGAGCATACTAAACGAAATGCTCCTAAATTCATATTAAGCGGTTGATTACCGTTTGTACTATTTGATAATGTAATTGAAGCGAATGCTTCCGTTTTACCGTTTTTATCTAAAATATTAAAATCAGGATGATGCATTTGAGCATAATTAGATTCAATCTTTCTACTCTTACCTCGTTGTTCAGCAACTCCTTTCAATAACCATCCTTCATCTTGTAACATCTTAACAGCATCCATTGTTTCAATATAGAATGGTTTTTGTTTAATTTTTTGAACATTTACAATGTTATTTACATCTAATGTGTTAGCGAATGCTATCGCTTTGTTGATATTATTATCAACTGGAATAAATTTGTATTTCATAATGTTTTATTTTGAATAAACTGGTTTAACATGTCCGTTTTTATCAACGGTATATTCTATTGGTTGTTTTAAATTGTTCGCTTTATTATAGCGTCCTTTTTTTGTTTTACTTCCTCCTGTACAACTCATATTTTTATTTTTAATTATGATTGAATATACGAAATTGGAGATTAATCTCCAATTCCTTTTTTATTCTTCTGCTTGATTTAAAGCGTAATGTACTCCGTCCTTGTATATTGAGAAATAGATTTTATAATCTTTATCGCAATCTCTATTTTTATCAAAATGTAATGAACGTTCTAACCCATCTTTACTTCGCTCAACACAACAATATGCTTCCATCATGTGTTTCAAACGGTTTGATCCAGCAAATTCATCTCCTTTAGTGAATTGTTGAATATTGATGAATGAGGTATAGTAACCGTTTTGATTATTTCCTTTTTTAACATCATCTTGTAACTTCAAAAACCATGATTCAGCTTGTTTAACTGTTCCTCCATTTTGATCTCTGTACATATCTAGTACCTCCGCAATTGAATCCAATCCAATAACATCATATCCTAAACTAAATACATGTTCAATTGTTTCTTTGATGTTATCCATATGATCTTTTAAAAACAACGTTTGAATGCAACCAAACTCTGGTATTCTTCGACAATATTTGTAATGTCCAATCTGATCCATCTCACCTTGTACTAGCAAACATTTCAATCCTTGCATTGTAAATTTAGATAACATATCTAAAACTAGTGTTGATTTACCTGAACCAGGTCCACCTGCGATCATCATTGAAATACCTGGCATTAATCCTCCATCAGTAGATAAGATTAAATCAATTTCTGTACCTGTTTTCATAGGTTTGAATAATGATTCATTGAATGATAAATCATTACCTCTAAATAGTTGAACTGAATTAGGGTCGAATTCAACAATCGCTTGTTCTTTTTTAGGTCTGCCGCGTCTCTCCACTTTTACTCCTTTCATAATTAAACTTTCCATAACTTTTCTTTTTTTATTATACTTGAATATACGAACTTTCTTTTAAATAAACTATTCCTTTAGATAATCTCTAATTTCAGCTGCTGATTCATATTCCTCTACATTTACAGCATATGTTAACATATTTTCCATCATTTCAATGAAGTTTCCATCAAAATCTACATCTAATATAAATTGTAAATTTTTCTTTTGTTCAAGTGAAATATTTGTAGCTGATTCTATTTCGGGATGAAATATTCCATTCCATACTGTTGCTTCCCATGTTTTTATCATTCTCATAACCTTTTATTTACCATATTGTTGTTCCCATAATTCTGCTCCTGTTCTATTATCACGTTGTGGCCAGTTTGGATTGTGATCTGGTCGATTGATAAACATTATAATAGAGAATATAGTGTATATCCAAAAAAATATTGCATATTTACCGAAATGTCCTTTGATGTACCATCTCAAAAACACATATGTTAACCATATTACAATAAAACCACTAATAACATTCCAAATTGTTTTCATTTTTTCCTCTTTTATACTTGAATATACGAAAAATATTTTGATAAACATATTCCTTTTATAAGGACAGTAAAGGGATGGCTAACACCATCCCATTTTGTTTACTGTTTGCTTTTCTTACTGAGCAAATTCAAGGGCCAATTCAAATAGTTGTTTATTCACTTTTAAATCTTGACTGAAATTTTTGATTCGACGAGCTTTTCTCGTTTTTGACCCTGTTTGATATGTAAAATCACCATCAATAATTTTCTCTTGTACTACATTAAATACAGACCATAGATCTGTTCCTCTATCTTCTCTTCGAGTTGGTTTCAACAACTCCATTACATCAACTGTAATTCGAGTCATTTCATCCTCACTGAATCGAGTTAGCAATGCTCTAGTTGCTAAATCAACTGCTTGCTCTTCTTCAAGAACAACTGTTTTCATTTTATTCATTGACTCTACTGTTAGAGGCAAACGCTCAACCATTCCATGGATTCTAGTTTGTAGTTCCTCAAATGTATAACCCATGTGACGCATCTTAACATCCTCAAATTGTTCAGTTGAGATAACTAAACCATTCTCACATACCATTCTGAATAAACCAGCGGTGAAAGTAAACGCGTTTTTCCCGTCATGCGAGTTTGTCAATAAAATCTGAGGAAACACAGTATCACCGTCGTTTCCATTGATTACTACATCGTTATTTCTAAATACGATGAGGTGTTTTTGGAAGCCAATGCCTTTTCTAGCTTTTACTTCCTTTACATCTACTACTTTCCAACCTAACTGGTCCATATCCTCCATCACTTGAGATGTTGGAATGTGAGTGTAGTGAGATGAAACTGAATCCGCAGCTGTTGCTGTGAAAATACTTGGAGCAATTCTCTTGATTTGCTCGTTGTTTAAATAATTTGTTGAATTAATGTCTAACATAACCTTTACTTTTTAATTTATTTTTCCTTTTTATTTGATTGAATATACGAATAAATTTTTAATTTATCAATTCCTTTTCTACAAATTCAATTAATTTGAACAAACAATCCATTTCTGCTTCTTCGTAATTTTTATAATAACCACCACGCAGAGGAGCATCTATAGTTAACATAAACTCTTCTTTAGTACCTATTTTATGTTCTAATCTATGAATATTAAAATACAATCCATACTTTTCTCTAAACCATCTGAATGCTGATTGCCAAGTTGGTGCTGATGTGACTTCATTGTTTCCTTGCTGACTCGCTATTTCATCTATAACCAAATATGATTGATTAGTATAATATCCAAAACAAGGCTCATCAAACCCAAGTGTTTTCATTCTTAAAGCCAACTCGTATGTAACAAATTCTTTTTCCATAACCATTTTTCCTTTTTACAGATTGAATATACGAAATTTATTTTGCTTTTTCAACCAAAGTATTACATTTGTTTAAAAACTGATCTAAATTCGCTCCACATTTACATGTTTGTGAATCTATATTGAATTTACAGTTGTTTCTAGATGATTTTTTATTAACCATAAAAACATGTCTCTCAGTGTCTATTGGAGATAAATCCACATCTGGTCTAACTGTGTGGGATATTCTAAGTTTGGGAGTGTATGGTTGTGGTTTTTTACATAACATTCCCACTTGTCTTAACCAAAGGAACACTTTGGTTTTTAAATTACGTTTACGTTTCATCTTATTTTCTTAAAAGTACACCTAAAACAATTACACCTATAACAAGTAGAACTGGTATCCAAAGAGGAGAAGTAACCCACCACCATGACCAAGCAATGTTTTCTGTTAATTTAAGAGTCATAAATATAAGGAATAAAATCATTCCTAAGCCTAATCCACTGTTTGTTTCTTTATTCATAATTTCTTTTTTTAAATATGATTGAATATACGAAAAGATAATTTAATAAACTATCCTTTAAGTAAAGTTTTTTGCTCTTTTGTTTCTTTAAGTTGGTTCAATAATGTTTTCTCTACCATGTTTATATCATGGTGAGTGCTGATTATTTCTTTCTCTATTTGTTTAATTTTCTTTTTAAACATTTTCAAGTTTGAGGTATACTGTACTATAAAGAACATAGCTATAAAAAGTAGTACTACAAGTATTCCTGTAAGGAATAGTAATATTGAGATCATTGTTTCCATAATTTAGTTTTTAGTTTTTTTATTTGTTTTTCATTTAATTTGAAAGTGGAAGATTTGGCTGATATTTCTATCTCATTCTCAAACGGGGTATATCTAACTGATGTATTACCTACATAAGTGTAATATGTTTTTTGATTGTTGAGTGCACTCAATAGTTCCTCTAGAAATAAATCCATCATATTTTTATTACCTACCACTAAGTAAGAAGTGTGGTAATATATTTTATATGTTGGTTCGGAATTTTGAATTACTCGTTCAATTCTGAGTTCTTGTTTTTTGTCTTTAAGTATGGTTTGTCCCATTGTGTTTAGGGAAAAACAAATCATAAATATTAATAATATATTTTTCATTTTAAATTGTTTTAATCCCACCATCCTTCAATTTCGCGAGACATTATTGTAAATATTAATTCTTTTGCTTTTTCTTGTCTTAAATCACCCATAATCATTGCCACAAGTTTTTTATCATTGTGATCAGTAGTAAATCTATTTTGATTTTCTTTAATATAATTAATGGCTCTTTTTTGCCAGGTTGGATATTTTGTAAGATATGAATCAAAATCCTCACTAATTATGTTCATTTCCAATTCTTTAAAATCTGGTTTGTCTTCTATATCTAAAAATACCATTTCACTTTCATGGTAATCCATGTATTCAGCATCATAGTAACCATTTTTAACACGCTCAATTAAACGAGCAACTAGTTGCATTCGAGAAGCATCATGTTTAGCTCTAGTATGAATATCCCTACCACCAATATATTCAGCTTGAAATTCAATCTTTGTTTTGAGTATTTCATAAATGAAGGATTGATCCCAATTCCTATCTTTCCAGATAACAGGAAACCATTTCCATAAGTTCTTCACTCCTGCTATAAAATCTTTACGCATGTACTTTCCACTGAAGTACCACCATGCACTTACTTTGTCTAACATATTAATCTAATTTATTGTAAAAGAAACTAATAATCCATAAACATATTTTCTCCATTATAGCCATATTATTTCATTTGTAATGTTATTCCATTCAAAAGTGAATGGTAAATTTGTATATTGGTAACGCTCATTTAAAACAGAAGCATTAAAGTAATGTGTTTGTCCATCAAAATAGTAACCATGACTTCCATGTATGTGTCCACAAACATGTATTTTTGGTCGAGCAACAGTATTAATATGCTCTGTTAGTAATTCACATCCAACTCGTATATCTCTACTTCCACCTGGGATATCTAATATACCCCAAGCAGGACCATGTGTGACTAAAATATCTGTATTGGTTGGAATAGCATCCCATCTTGCTTTCATTTCTTCCCCATTTCGAGGCAAATTAAAAGCCCAACTAAAAAATTCTGGTTGCCAAGGTGAACCATAGATGCGAATATTTTCCTCTGGCATGTCCCCGTTTGGTCCATCTCCATAAATAACAAAATCTTCATCTTGTAGATAATCTATTGTTTTATATCCTGTTAGAATACCTTGAGCCCATTCTGGCTCGTCTTGCATCATACGATCATGATTACCAGCGATGAATACTTTTGTATCATAATTATCAATTTCATCATACCATTTGAAGAAATCTTCTGCCTCGTATCGAGAATACCCAGTTGACATAAAATCACCTGCATGTATCAATAAATCACCTCCAGGTAAATCCAATGGTTGATTGGGTTTACGCATTGATTTTGTTGTTGCAATTTGATTATGTTTTGTATGAGTGTCTGATAAAAGTGATATTTTCATGGGTATTTTTCATTAAGTGAAATAAAAATAAAAAACATAACTATTGCCCAAACATTAAATCCTCCAAAAATAAGAGCGATAGTTGATGTAAATGTCAATAGTTTAAAGATAAATCCTTCTGTTAATTTCATATTTTAAATAATTTGTAGTTACTATTTTGTGTTTTAAATTCAATATAATCTTCTCTTACTTCAACAATTTCAGTTACTACTGATGTTTGCCATGTGAAAAATTGATTGAATGGGGACATTAATAAGGAGCGATCAATAGCAATTTCTGGGTGTTTATCTTTAAACATTCCATCATCACCAAATTCCAACCACATAACCTCTTTGGATTGTTTTGTTAAACCATCATGTTCACGTACTAGTTTCCAATTAAATTCAGATTCTATTACTCCTAATAATTCAGCAAATTTTTCATCTAGACGCATTATTCCATCATCTCCCATATTAACTAATAATTTTTGTTGTTCTCCTCCTATCATAATATTTCCTTTTTATAGATTGAATATACGAAAGGGAGCTTGCGCTCCCTATTCCTTTTAATGAGAATCTCCTACATTATGTTTTTCTCCATAAATGAGATAATCTGGGTTTATTACTTTAGCTACTTGATGACGATTTCCACTTAGATGTTTAATGACAATTCCCTCATGTGGTACTTTTGTTCCTTCAATGAAATTGTTAAATACAAATTCATCTTGTTTTTCTTGTGACCATGGTCCTATATGTAAAGTTTCTACAACAGGTAAACCTAATACATCTTCACTAAACATCCATTCAGTCATCATGACAGATTCATATTTCCCATCAACCACAACATCAAACCCAGCAAATTTTATATCTTTTAAACCATAATCATAGTTCTTTTGGATACCTGCTCCATAAATTTCACCATAAATTACTATACCTGAACCAAGTTCATCTATTGAATGAAGCTCTAAAGCATATCTTTTAAGTCTTGCTTTAATATCATATTGATCAGCAATTGTTCTCCAAACATCTGTTGAATAAAAACCTTGTGAATCTGATCCTTTTTCAACGTTATGTGAACCATAAACATATTCATATTCAATCAACTCATCACCAAAACGGAAGAATTTTTTCACTCGATCCATAAATGACAATTTTCCTTTCTTCACAATACCATAACGAGCATTTGTGCCATGTAATTTACGAGTAATTTGAACAATGTCTTCCTTTGTAAACATTCCAGCTACATTTTTCAAGTTTGGGAATTTGTAATACACTCCAAAGTTTGGATTATCTTTGTATTTGATTTTTTTCCCTGAGGATAACTGAACTTGTTTAACTGGTGGTTCATATTTAAAGATACCTAAAGTTTCCATCAAATCCTCTCCTTCTTCCCAATAATATCCAATACTATTGGCATGTTGTTTTTTCATTGGAGGTAAAATATCAAGTGGAATAATTAAACACTCGGAATATACTCCGCGCAGTTTCACTGTTCTTACACGTTGACCTTTGCGTAAATAACTAGTTACACCAATTGCATCGGAAATATTTTGAGGAATTACAGCATCCGTTGTAGCAACAACAACATGCTCTCCTACCGTTTGAGCTCCTTTTTTGACAATAGCATTCCATCCACCAACAACTGCTAATTCAATATTATCTGCTCCCTCTATTGCTTTTACTTCTGTTACTTTTCCTACGTAACATACACTATTTTGATTTTCCATTTCTTTTTTTATTTAAATATACAAAAAAATTTTTTAAAATCCAAATGTTGGTTTAAAGGGAAATTTCAAATCTGTTTTTCATTTCTACTAACTTCTCATCTGGAACTCCATGTTCATTAACTCCTCCGTGACGATTCTCTACAATTAATGTTGTAACTTGATAACCATATTTTTCAGCTAATTTGTAATATGATTCTAATTCCCACTCTTGAGTGAATGTATTAGAAACAACTACATTATAGCCTTGAATCATCCAACCTTCTGTTCTATTTTGACACCACTCATGGGCTTGTTTAATTTTAGATGCTATAAATCTATATTCACCTGTTACAGGATCAATAAAATACATATCTGCTTCAACATGTTGATTACAGATTGATTTAGCAAATGTTGACTTACCACTACCTGGTAAACCTCTAATTAAAAATAAATTTTTCATTTGTTTTCCTTTTTATAGATTGAATATACGAAAGATATTTTGAGAAGACAAAAAAACCCAAGCAGCCTCTGTTGATCAAACAGTCTTACTTGGGGTTGTTACTAGTTATAAGGTTGAGTATGAAGGCAACGTCTTGCACACATACAGCAGATCCTCTTTCCTGATAACTGAAAAGACCATCCTAGTGAGCGGATCTTACGGGACGCCCGATGGTACTTTGGGCCTGCGGATACTATCCACAGGGGGGGATTATTTATAATTGTGGACCAGCCTGGGCTTGAACCAGGGACTCTCGCTTTATGAGAGCGACACTCTACCAGCTGAGTTACAGGTCCAATTTAGATTTCTAAAACCGTTTTAATCAGTGACGGAAACTCTATCTGTTGTTTTTTGCGTAGTCAGGACAGGATTCGAACCTGTATGCGTAACTTTCTTGGTTCTACCCCAATGGCACGCTATCCACTCATTACTTTAGCGTCTACCATTCCGCCACCTGACTATTTTAAAAAAAATTAACTTATCGATTGTAACTTATATACGCTTGAGTTACATTCCCATTTACCATAGTGGACAAATTCGTATCTATTTCCACTCCTTATTGCCTACTTCTTTTTCAGCTCCTAGGTTAATTTTTGTAGTCAGAACAGGATTCGAACCTGTATGATAACTTATGAGCAGTCTTAACGGGTCTTTCGAGGTTACTCTGCGTTATCTTTACTATTAACCTTTATTCATGCGTCTCCATTCCGCCACCTGACTATTTAAAAAATGTACTTACTTCCCACCTGCTCATTGTAGTACTTGTATGAAATCCCCTTCATACACCCGATGTCGCAGCTGTTAGGACAGCTCACATTCCCTCAAGATTTTAACCTAACTCTTGAGCCATTGTAGCGTGCTGTGGATTCGAACCACCCCTGAAGTTTATGAGACTCCCATGCAACCATTTACACCTTACCGCAATATGGTATTCCCACGGAGAATCGAACTCCGATTTTCAGGATGAAAACCTGATGTCCTAACCGTTAGACGATGGGAACAATTTGAGGGTGAGAAGTCCTCTGTGTTGTGTGATGTACCGCCGCCAGCCTTGGCATATTATTTGTTTTTTAACCACCCTTAATAATATATCACTGGTACGACTGCACTCTCGGTTCTCAAGGGAACAACACATTGTACGCAAAGAGAGACTCGAACTCTCACACCTTTCGGCAACGGATCCTAAATCCGGCGTGACTACCAATTCCACCACTCGCGCATTTTATTTTTCTAATATTTCAAACAACTTTCTTTTCTTATACTTTAATATACGAAAAATTTATTTAATCTCCAAATTCTTCAGGGAGGACTTGATAAGGGGTAACCAAACGGACTTTTACCCTTACCTCGCCTCCCGTCTTTATATCTTATTGTTTTGTTTCCAATATTTTTTATAAAAGATGATAAATGGCTTTATCAGGAATCTTGCTGTAACCATAAACACTTCCTATAGTTTCTATACTATCGTCATTAGTATTTATGAGCTTCACACACCATTAGAGAGCTGAGTATTTCTACTTATCCTTAGTGTATACCTTTGCGTCACGCCTCTCCGCGCTTACCATTCTACGCTTTTTATCATCTTTTATTTTTTCCTTTATATGTATCTTGGATAGAATCACAGTTAGAACATAAAAAACGTAAATTAGTTAATTTATTATCATCTCTAATACCATTAATATGATCCAATATTAAGGGCATTTTTTTACCTCTCCAATTATCATCACAACCACATTCATGACATAAATAAGATATTATGTTATTTCTGATAATAAATCTTTTTAAAGGGACTCTAATAGAACTACTATATGTTCCTATATGTTCAACTTCACCATTTAATAAAGGCCAATAATCATAAAATTTTTCTTTTTTAAGTGGTTTTATATTTTCTTTTTTATCTCGTTTTCTAGGTTTTCCTTTTAATGCTTTACTTATTTTTTCTTTATGTTCTTCTGTTCTAATCCCATCCCATTTAATTCCAAGAGTTTTTAAATGGTACCCTATAGTACCTTTACTTATCCCTAATATATTACATATTTCAGGAATGTTTTTTCCTTGCATTTTTAATTCAAAAATTTTGTCTTTGGTTTTCATCTAATATTATTTTATTATAAATATATGAAAATCTCGAACTTATTCAGTGCCTGTAGGAGGACTCGAACCTCCGGACCCGTCAGGGAAAGCATTTACAGTGCTCCGCAATTGCCGCTATGCGATACAGGCGTTTAATATTAAGTCGCACGGAATCCAACTGGTGCTTATTACTAGAATCTTGTAGCTTACTTACCATGGTTAATACCGTTACTACTAGGAAACCCAACTTAATATTTGATCTCCCCCAAGGTCTCGAACCTTGATTCTATGCTCCAAAAGCACATGTCCTGCCAATTAGACGAGGGGAAAATGTATTCTTTCAATTATCTAAATCTTCTTTTCTTTTTACTATTTTCTTTTTAGGATTTTTGTTATCTCTAGCTATTTGCCATAACCATCCTTGCAACGATTCAATTTTTTGTTTTGGGCTACTTTTACTCATCTTATTTTTCTTTTTTTATAATAGGAATATACGAATAAATATTCTATTTTCCAAGTTCTTCTTTAGATTTTCTTTAAATATATCAACAAATTATCCTAGGAAGTGGATTTGTTGTATCAGGGTAAACATATGGACCTACGGGTGCAGTTGTTCCTGGCATTACTGGCCATTCTGGAGTCCATGTGGGTATGTTTCTATCTGGGGTTTGCTTATTAAGTACTAAAGCTAAATGGTCTTTGATTACTTGGGTTTGTCTTTCATCCAATGTTGTTGGGTTAGCTACTTCCATAAATCCTTGTAGCCAATATGTAAATTGTTCTGTTGTCATATTTTATTCTTCTTTAGATTTTTCTGTTAAAATATTATTTACTCTACTTCTTGCTTTCTCACCCAATGGGATTGGATGACCTTCTTCATCAATATGAACAAATTTTATATGTGTTTTTAAAACAATTGCTTGATTTCCAGTATACACATTGTGTGCTCTTGCCTCCATGTATAAATTAATGGAGGTATTTCCAATTGATTCAGGTTCACCATATATTTTGAGCAGCTGTCCCTCGCGCGCAGGCCGCTCGAAATTACATTTATCGATAGATACTGTGACCATTCTAGGTGTGTCACAGAGCTGCATGGAATATCCAGCAGCTGCAGCATCAATCCATGCTAGTAGCTTACCACCAAATAGATTACCATGGAAACCTAAATCTGATTTTTTAATTGGATGTGTGTTTAATAATTCCATTTTAATTTGATAAAGGTGCTTTAATATGTGGGTGTGATTGATAGTTACTTAGTTGTAAATCTTCCTCAAGTAGACATTTACAGAAATGCTCATCAGTAAAATTATTGAATACCGCTTGTGCATCTATTGGTCCTTCACCACATTCACCAGATTCTGTTGGCCAAAATTCTGTGTTGGTGTTTAGAGTTGGTAGTGGGAATGGTTCTTTTGTTCTTCTCTCAACAGGATACATTTTATCAATATCTTCATGAGTGCAAGTAAATGGTATATTAAAATCCAAAATATCAAAATTATCGTATTTTTTACTCGCTAAATCAATACGTTCCTCAATACTTAATTCTCTACCAATCTGCTCTTTTGCTTGTTCAATATGATTCAAATACAAATGTGTATCCCCTAAGTTACCAATCAATTCATCAGGAACCATATTCACTGCCTTAGCAATGATTTCTAATAACAATCCATAAGAGGCAATATTGAATGGTAAACCTAAGAATGTATCTACTGAACGTTGATTCCACATTAGTGAGATTGCTCTGGTTGGTACATTAGGTGCCCATTTTTCTAACCAAGATTTTATATGTGAATTATCTTTTTCATTTTCATAAACCATCATTGCAATTAATTTAATCTCACCATATGGACCACCATTTTTACTATACCATTCCCATCTTTCTTTTGTACTCAACTCTCTTGTATAAACTTGAAATCCATAATGACAAGGAGGAAGTACCATTTGGTCTAATTCACCTACATTCCAAGCATTAACCATTAATCGTCTTGAGTCTGGGTTTGTTTTAAGGTCGTTGATTAGGTTTTGGATTTGGTCAATTGGTACTTTAACTTCAAAAAATTCAGGTAGTGATTGTGGTTCACCAACAACATCACTTCTAAATCTTAATTCTCTTGTATACCAACTTCTCCACTGATTACCATAAATTGGACCTAAATCACCCCATTCTTTAGCAAACTCATCATCTGTTTTGATTTTGTTGATGAATTCTTCTTGTATATAAGGTGTTAAATCTAAACCACAATCCTCTAACGTGGGTTTCCATTCAGGGTTATTAAACCAACAATTCCAATATCGTTTATAAGCATCACCGTTCCAAATATTACAATCATTATCAACTAAATATTTGATGTTGGTATCACCACGTAAAAACCACATCAACTCTGTTGCTATAAGTTTAAATGGCATTTTTTTGGTTGTGAGTAATGGAAAACCATCTGACATTTTGTGTCTGATTTGTTTACCAAATAATGATAGTGTTCCGGTTCCGGTACGGTCTTTCTTGGTTACTCCATTATCTAGGATATCCTGGAGTAGGTCAGTGTATTGTTTATCTAGATTGTTCATATTTCTTCGCTTATTTCTTCGCTTATTTCTTCAAATTCAACATCTTGTATTGTTTCACAAAATAAAAAATGTGTCTGATCTCTCAAAACATGATCAGATTTTAGCCAATCTCTATAAACTTTTACTTTTTCAAGATCAACATTGTGATTTTCATCTTCAAACTTGAAGAATTGAGATTTATGAATGATTAAATAAGCATTCCCTCCATGTTTATATAACTGTTTCATTTAAAACCTAGCTAAAGGATCAACTTGTTGGATACCACCATCACTATCACCTTTGGAGTTTAGGATTTTATCTTGTGGGGTGATTTCTATTACTACTCCATGAATTCTAAACTTTCCACCTTGTTTAAGCATTTTTTTAAACAAAATGGTATGGTTTGGTTCCCAAGATTGGGAGAAATCAATAACTTGTTGCTTGTTTACTTCAATATCGTTTAATGTTATTTTAACTCCTTTTCTGATTGATTGTGGTGATAGTGCCATAACTATTTTTAAATATAATGTATTTCCAACGTATGGAGTGTTCCATGTTGTATGTTTCTTACCTGGTTCATGTTATTAAGTGGTTTGGCTGCATCCCAATCATCACTAAATGCTGGGTATCCGCCTTTTAAACCACTAAAAACTTGAGCACATTCATTTATTACTATAAATTGTTGAACAGGTTGCTCATTCGGATCTTTGTTTAAAACTGCTTTCATATTAATCCTCTAAATACCATTTATCTGTGATTTCGATGAATCCACTCTCATCATCCTCATCTTTATATTCAGGAAGTAAACCAGCGTTCTCAATTAAATTCCAAACTCTATCTTTCCAAGCATCTAAACTTTTACCTTCAATTTCTGTAATACCATGCATGGTTAATTCACCTAAGGTATTGATAAGATCTGTGCTTAAAAGATTAAATAACTCGAGGTCCATGTTTCCTCCTTTGTACATTTCTTTTAAGGCTAAAAATTGATTGGTGATTAGATTTTTTGTTTTTGACATAACTTTTATTTTTAAATTAACTTTCTTTTCTTATACTTGAATATACGAAAAATATATTTTATCTCCAAATCTTTTTTAAAGAACCATCATCATATATCTCAAGTATTAAACCAGATGTAGAAGAGGATACTTCCTGTCCCAAAACATTCAAATATTTTACAACAGTTTTATTTCCTCTATTATCAATAGAGATAGGATCATATGTTCTAGAATTTCCATCAAAATCAACTTGTGTTAATCTATAATAGTTTATTGTTTGAGGAGCTGAATAATCTGTAAATGAATAGTCTAATTTAGAGGATGAATTATTTGCTCCCTCTATTTTAGCTATTGTGGAAAATTCGCTGTTAATTGAGCGCTCAAGTAGGAAATGACTATTGTTGTGCTCAGAGCCTGTCTGCCAATTTAATACGTTATATTCGTTGGTTTTATGCCCTGTAAATTGAGTTAGCTCAATGGGAAGAAATTCAACTTTAAGTAATTGAATATTATCAATCCACCATTCTTCCCCAGCTGAATTAATACGACAATAAATGTCAATTGCTAGTTGGGTAATACCAGTAGGCATAGTTAATGTAATAGTTGATGGACCTGTGGTTGTACTTCCAACGGGGGCAGCATATACATCTCCTGTTGGAGCTGCTGAGTTAGTGAATGTTCCGTTAGCTGTATGATTGATTATACCAGTTGAGGTATATGGCCAAATAGAATTATTATTACCTGTTATCCTAAGCTCAGTTACATATGAAACTCCCCCATTTCTAGATACTTGAACACTAATATAATCTGCTACATCAACCCCTTTAGTAGTAGCTGTTGATGTAAAAGATTGAGATGCTAATTTAAATTTTAATTGGTATGTACTTGAGGGATTTAACCCAGTTATATTGGGTAACGAATACCAATCTTGCTCAATGATAGAGGCAGCATTACCTAAACCATAAATTACTGCACTTTGATTAGAGGAAACAAATGTGTTTGTTGCCCAAGTAGCTGTTACTGCGGGGGTCCACCATCCTGCTGTTAAATAGGAAGTGGAAGAGGTTTCCATAAAATCATATTGAATAATAGTTTGTGCGGTGATTGAACTACACGCCAGTATAAATAATGATAGTAAAAGTAAATTTTTCATAATGTTAGCAAATAAAATTAATTTATTTACTCACTTGAAGAATCTTTTTAAGAAACCCCCATATTCCATGGGCAGGTCGAGTTGTTGTTTTTTATATTAAAAATGGTTAATCACCTGTATATCTACTACCCATGTACCCTTTACTAATATACCCAGGCATATCATATGGATTCATTTTTGGTCCATCTTGTGAAGGTTCTTCATTAGGTTTTTCAGCTTGGGAACGAATTGAAGATTGGATTTGTAAATTTAAAGCCATTGCATCCTCTACTGATAAATCTCCAATATTGTATTTACCCTTATCGGCTAGCATTGATGCTACTAAGGGTTCTAAATCAGGATGATTTTTAATTAGATATTCAATTCCTCTAATATAAACTCTTCCATTTTTATCTTCTTTAGCTAGAGTAACATCTTCAGTTAAAGCTTTATGTAATTCTTCTTTGATAATAGAACGTAATGTATCTTTTTTCATTTTATTATAAATATTAATAATTTCTATCTCTTTAATATATTTTTTTATAATTTGAATATACGAAAGAGATTTACAAAATCCAAATTTTTAAGAAATCACTAAAGAATACATTCCTGTTCCTCTTAAATAATATGTTGTTCCCACTACTGGGGTGGTAGGTGTAAAGGTAAATGAAGTAACCCCAGGTTGAACAACCACACTTGAGATATAAGATGAGGTAACTAGCCCCATAGAAGATGATACACTATATGTACCTTCACAATTTCTAGGAGAATTAGAGGTATAAACAGAGGAAGTTGTGATTGTCTCTATTGTAAAATAAGACGAACCAGATGGATTAGTAAATGTAAATGTTTTTAAACCTGATAAATTCTCTCCAATTGATCCAGTCCCGTATAGTTGTTGATAAGTGTATGAAGCCATTATTTTTTAATTTTATTTCCTTTTAATTCTTTTAAATATGAAATAGCTTTAACTATCTCAGCACATTTTTCATATAACTCATGTTTTTCATATTTTGGTAAATTCGTTTCCAAAACCAATTGAAAATCATTTCTATCTACTGTTACATCAAGTATAATTTGTTCATCTTCAATAAAAATAGACATTGCTGGGATATGGCGTTTTCTTCCTTTTAAGTTCAATAAAATAGCCTCAACTAAAGCTTGGGCAATATCTATATCTTCCTTCTCAATTAACCCCTCAAATTCCTCTCTATTGTTTACTTCAAATTCTTTCATCTTCACACTCATTTTAGAATAAATTTAATATATCTGGGTTAATACTCTTTTCTTTTAATTTTTGAGTTTTTTCATCAGCTTTCAAGATCTGAGTGGCTAAGTTCTCTAAATGTTTAGATTTTTGCTTATCATAATCTCTAACTATTTTGCTGTGTTTCTTATTTTTCATTCTATTTATAAATATTGAAAAATATTATTTAAATGAAACCAAAGAATAAGGATCATCATCCTCACCCTCATGCAAACCTAACTCCTTTAACTTTTTAATTTGATAACTATCCAATTTAAACTTATCCTCCTCGGTTCTAACCAAAACAGATCCAACTCCCTCCAACTTCTCAATTTCCTTATCTTCAAATACTGTTCCATAGTATAAAAAATAACAATTGTAACACAACAATTGAACATTCCCTAAATTATAATGTTTAGTATTCCCATCTCGAAAACGCATTATCAAAGGCATCTTATAATCAGTTATCCTTCTTTCTTGAAATCCACAATCTGTACATTTTTCCTCCAACAATCCGGCCTCTATCATTCTGTACCTAAGTTTCTCAGGTGAAAAATGAGAGGAGTCAATTCTTCCCTCAACTATGTCTATTATAGCTGGTTCTTTCCTATTGAAAGCATCATGTGTTATAAATTTTGGAATCCCTCTACCACATTGGTTTTTATGCATATCAAACAAAGTCTCACCCGTATCCGGGTGAGTATATCGTTTCATAAATGGTTTTAAATGCTGGTATGAACAGTTTAAATATCGAGCAGCTGCTTTAATGGATTTTGTTTTATCCATTGCCTCCAATATTTGATCCCTAGAGTAAAACTTTGCTTTAGGCATTACTCCTCTATATTATGTAAATTAACTGGTTCTGATGGTTCATCATCATCACTCTCAAGTTTATCAAACTTTGCTTTCTTTTGGGTTTTTAAATATTTTTCATATTGATCATCCTCTAAAAATACCACTTCATTATATGTATGGTCTTTTTCCCCAAATGTTGCTACAACTCCTTTTTTAGGCCCAGTTGTAGAACACCCTACACACGTTCTAGCCCCAGGTAGAGCCTTCAAACGTAATGGGTTAATCTCTATTTTACAGTGAATACAATTCATATGTTTCCAGTTATAAATTTATACAATTGTGTTGGACTCGAGATCATAGTGTTTGTTCCATCCTCTGAAATAAGGTTATATGTTTTTTCTTTTATTAATTTTCTTTCTGTGCACCACCAAATGATTAAACTCGCACCAATTTGCCCATATTTACTCATTAGTAAATCCTCAATTATTTTAAAATATGGATCCTCAAATTCTAACAAATTGATTCCTAAATTATCCATCTCTAATGTTCTATCATCTATATAAGATAATATCTCTAATAAAGACATAAAGGATTGTTTTTCTCTAAGCTTGATAGATTTTGCATTTTCAACTAAAGAAGAACCTCCACCTGCTAACTTTTCCAAATTATTAATATGTATCTCCATTTTTTAAATTAACTCGTGAATCTCAAATAACTTTAGGAATTCTTCCTCGGGTAATTGTTTAATGTGAGCTGCTATTTTTGTTGCATCCTCTAAATCAACAGCGGAAAATTTGCTAATGATTTCTTTATTTGGGTCTGATTTATGGTAATAAATAAATGTTTTCATAATATATAAATATTCTTTTAACTTCTTAAATATACGAAAGTTTTTTAATAAAGCCTAGTTTTTTAAATAAATATTAAATAATTTCAAATTCTATATCTACATCTGCTAATCCCCAATCTTGTGTATTTTTGGTTTGGGAAAAATTCTCAACCCATTCCCAAGGATCATTATAGTGTTGTTTTGAAGGGGATGAACCATCATTCCCCATTCCTGTATGAGATAAATGATATAATGGAAGATCAAAATATGCTTCTAAATTATATCCATTTAAAACTGCTTTCTTTTGAACATTTGTATCATTAAAACAAGAATATATCATTTGTTCTTCAAATCCTTTAATATTTTTCCAAACATCCTTATAAGCAAATTGGAAATCCCCACAACAATTAATTAAACTATATCTATCATTTGGGGTTACTTGAGCTGGAGAATATCTAGGTTGGCTTTCTATATCTAATTGATCTCTAAGTTCTCTCCAATTGTCAAATCCTATGTTTTCAAGTTCTGAGTATTCAATGTCTCTTCTAGATACTGAGTAAAATGTATTTTTATTTGTTTTAGATATAAAATCAGTAAATAATTCTTTTTTAGGAGCAATAATATCCATTGTAGAGCATACTATCCAATCAGCTTCACATCTCTGTAACATTATATTCTGGGATAAAACACCATTAAATGGGCTTACATTGGGATTATAATTGTTTAATATTTTAGATGTGGATTCATCTATAACAAAATGTCTAATTTTACCTGTTTTTGGAATTTTATCTTTTAACTCCCATAAAAGTGGTAGTTTTCCTTGGGGAGTATTCCAATCACAAAACCAAACTTCATCAAATGTTTCTATCATAGAAGTTAAACATGTGATAATTCTTTCATTTTCTTTATAATTGTCATTACGACATCCTAATAAAATTGCTGTTTTTTCCATAATATAAATTATTAAGATTTTTTGTAAAAATTTAACCAATATTCAATCATTTCATCTAACATTGTTTCAAATGTATATGTAGGTTCCCACCCAATAGATTTTCTTAATTTACTAGAATCACCTTTTAAATCACGTAATTCTTCAGGTCTAAGATATCTTTCATCTTGAATAACATAATCTTTCCAATTTAAATCTAAACTTGTAAAAACATAATCACATAAATCTTTAACAGAATGAGAAATACCAGTAGAACAAACATAATCATCAGGTTTTTCTTGTTGTAATATCATCCACATAGCCTCCACATAATCTTTAGCATGACCCCAATCTCTAGTAGCATCCAAATTACCCAATTTAAGATTATTTGATAATCCTAATTTAATTTTAACTGCTTCTTTTACAACTTTGTTTGTTACAAAATTAGTTCCACGTCTTGGAGATTCATGGTTAAATAAAATCCCATTCGAAACAAACATATCATATGAATGTCTGTAATTTCTGCTAATATTATAAGCAAATACCTTAGCACATCCATAAGGTGATACTGGGTTTAATTGGGTTGTTTCTCTTTGAAATCCATCCTCATCTATAGTATTTCCAAACATCTCCGAAGAGGAAGCTTGGTATAATTTTATTTTTGGATTTATTAATCTAACAGCTTCTAACACATTTAAAGTTCCAATTCCAGTAGCTTGTGCTGTGTATACTGGTTGGTCAAATGATATAGCAACGTGGGATTGGGCCCCTAAATTATATATTTCATCTGGAGAATATTTAATGATTACTCTAATGATTGATGCTAAATCAGTTAAATCTACATATTCGAGTTTTATTTTATCAATGACTGGGTCTAAACGATATGTTTGATTTTCTGCTACTGAATTTCTTTTTAAGGTTCCAATTATTGTGTATCCCTTTTCTATTAAAAATTCAGCCAAATATGATCCATCCTGTCCATTAATTCCAGTTATTAGTGCTATTTTACCCATTATTGACAATTTTAATAATTAAATTTATTTCTTCTTTAGTTAAGTCTTGATGATTAGGAATATAAAATCCAAATTCATTTATAAATTTACAATTTTTTAATTCAATATCCCCATAATTTTCATAATAAAATGGCTTTTTAGATAAATCCCCAGCTATTAAAGGTCTACATTCTATATTATTTTCCATTAAATTTTTAATTATGTTAATTTTATTTTTATGAACAATAGGCATTGCAAAATTTGAGATAAAATCTTCAGAATTAATATTTAAATCCAACTCATTGTTTTTTATACCATTCATATAATAATAGAAATTTTTATTTCTTAATGTTGAAAAATTATCTAGTTTATCTATTGCTCTTATTCCTATAAATGCTTGAAGATCTGTTGATCTTAAATTCATTCCAGGAAGATAAAAATTATATAGATTATCAAAATCATTCAAATTATATTTTTCCTTTAATTCTTTTTGTTTATGTATTGGGAGGTCTCTAGCCCATCCATGACTTCTCATCATCAATAATGAATAATAAAATTCTTCATCATCTGTATTAATAAATCCACCTTCAATAGTGCTTAAATGATGTCCAAAGTACATTGAGAAAAAAGAAGCTAATCCAAACGTTCCTAAATATTTTTCCTTATATTTAGATCCCATACTCTCACAAACATCTTCCAAAAGTAAAACATCATATTGGTGGCATAATTCTAAAATTTTCTCCATGTTTGGAACTAACCCTAATACAGATACTAATATAAGAACACTAGGTGACTCTGTTTTAAAAATTTCTTCTAAATGTTCTAAATCACAAGATAAATCATTTAAATTACAATCACATAAAACAGGTTTTAAACCCAATAATATAGGTGAGGATAAATCAGTAGCCCAACTTAATGAAGGAACTACTACTTTATTATTTTTTAGACGATTAGTATGTTTTAGAGCAGCTAATGTTAATAAAATAGATGAAGATCCTGAATTTACAAATACTGAATACTTAGTTCCTAATTTTTTAGCCCATTTTTCTTCTAGTTCAAGGGTTAGATTTCCTTTGGTAAGTTTAGGTATCTCATCTTGAGATAACCATTCAATTAAATGATTAATATCATTCTTATCTATTGTATCGCTAACTAATTTAATCATAATTTATTTATACTGGTTAATATATTTCATCCATTCTATAACGTTTTCTAATCCTGTTTCAAGCTTGATAAAATTTTGTTTATTAAATTCATTAATATATTTTTCTGAGCTAATATTAACTATTTTAGGACTACCTATTAAATTGGATGAGTTTGTTGGGGTAAGGATTGGTTTGTTTAGTTTAGTACCTATATTAATAGCTAATTCCTTAATAGATATATTTGAAAAACCACTTACATTATATGTTATTTCATTACCATGTAATAATATATTCCAAAACATTTCAACAACATCAGTAATATAACAATATGTTCTAAGAGCAGATCCATCATCCATCAATTCAATAGTATTATTATTTAATCCTTTATCTATTATACTATTTAATACTCTTAAATCCCCTAATTTAGTAAAAGGACCATATGCTAAACTTAATCTAGCTATTTTTATATCATATCCTGAAGTAATGTAACTATGACATATAGTTTCTCCACATCGTTTAGATTCAATATAGCATGCTCTATTATGAGATGGAGTTGTAGTTCCAATTTGAGATTCATCAATATTAAAACTATCATTTCCACTATATATTTCACTTGTACTTACAAATAAAAATTTACCATCTGGTTTTAATGAGTCTAATAAATTAATGGTAGCATGAGTATTAATTTTAATAGTAGTTAAACTATCACTAAGAAATTTCATTGGTTGAGCATATCCTGATGAATGAATAATCACATCAAAAAACTTAGGTTCTAATTTAACAGATGTTATATCCTCTTTAATTTCTGTGTAAGGAAAATTATAATATTCCTTTAAATATTCTGGAATTGAATTTTTGTAAGATAAGTATAGATCAATATTAAATTCACTTTGAAGTTTTTTAATACATTGAGCTAAGTAAAATCCTACTAACCCAGATGCCCCTGTAATGAGGACTTTTTTATTTTGTAGTGCTGAAAAATCAATATTTTTTACTACGTTATCAATATCTTTATTTAAGAAATCCATTATATAAGTTTATTAAATTTGTCTTTAAGTGAATCAACATCTAGCCCTAATAATTTATCTATTTGAGGTTTTTTTCCATAAGATAATATAAATTCTCTAGGTATCCCAATGTTAGTTAACTTATATGATATTCCTTCTAAGGCTTTAGTAACAAAATAATTAGTAGAACCTTCATAAAACGGTTCACAAATTATGATATTATCATTGAAATGTTTTTTTAATGTTTCATCATCAAATGGAACAATTGTGGAATAATATAATAAAGTAACATCTATGTCTTTAACAGCTTCATATACTGGAGTTAGCATATTACCATAACATATAATAAGGGCTTTATTACCTTCTTTAATAACATTTGCTTTACCAAATATGACTTCAAAATCTAAATTATGTTCATATTCACTAAGTCTAAAATAAGTAGGAGCTTCATTATTATAAGTTTGGGAAAATAAACTATCAAATTCTTTTGAACTTCCAGGAGATATTATCTGCATGTTTGGGATGGTTGATAATATAGAAACATCACCCGGACAATGATGTGTACATCCTAAACCAGCATAATCATATGAATTTCCAATGCTGATAAAATTGCCATTTAGGTTTTGGTATCCAAAATCTGTTTTTAATTGTTCAAATGCTCGTTCAACTATAAAAGGTGCTATAGTATGTACAACAGGTATCATATTAGCTTTACTCATTCCAGATGCTAAACTAATTGTTGATTGTTCTAAAATTCCTATATTATATGTTCGGTCGGGGTACAGTTCAAAACATTTGGAAAATCCAAACACCCCTATATCACCTAAAAGAAGACATAAATTATCATCTTTTGACATGGTGTCTTGAATTGTTGTTACAAATTGTTTTCTCATTATTTTTTATTAAAATAAAACCAACTTCCATCCATAAACGTAGCTACTGGAATTTCATTAAAATGCTCATTAAGGGCTCTTGAAATTGGTTCAAAGTTACAATCATGACCTGCTATAATTCCTCCATTTTTAACTTTTTTAGACCAATTAACTAAATCTTCTTTTATGGATGAATACTGGTGGTTTCCATCAATATACACAAAATCTATACTATCATCAGAAATTAGAGAAGAATATTGAGATGAAGGCATTTTATTTTTTCTCATATTAGGATATCTTTCCATTACAGATTCAAAAATCTTTTCTGCTTCCATTAATTCTAATGCTTGTCTATTAAGATCCCAAGTATAATCATCTTCTGTATATTGTTCCCAAGGATCAACACAATTCAAAATACTTCCAGGAAAACTTCCAGCAATAATCTCTCCACTAGCTCCACAATATGAACCAATTTCTACTATTTGTAATCCATTATCACCCAGGTAAGATTTAATACTATTACATAATTCTAAAAGTCCTTGTTTTTGAGTGTCTTCTCTCATTTTATAAGTTAATTCCATTTTTATTTTATTATTAATTATTATTTAATTCATTAATTATATCTTGATATTCTATTTCATTTGGAAATTTATGATGCCATTCTGGGTTGTTTTCTATCATAGATATTCCTTTTCCTTTTATAGTGTTTGCTATAATACAAGTTGGTTTGGAGGTTGGGTTGGTCAATGTTGATAATATTTGATCATGATTATGCCCATCTATTTCGAATACATCCCATCCAAATGATAAAAATTTCATATGTAAATTTCCTAAATCTACTGCTCTATCAGTGGAATGGTTAAAATCAATTATGCAACATAAATTATCAAGATTATGATGTTTGGCTAACAATGCTGATTCCCATATAGTTCCTTCATTTGACTCTCCATCACCTACTATAACATATACTTTACCTTTATATTTTTTAATTTTATAAGCTAAAGCTAATCCAACTCCAATAGGCAAACCATGTCCTAAAGAACCAGTAGATGATTCTACTCCAAATATTTTATCTGTTGGGTGTCCACCTAATTTACTATTTAAATCACAGAATGTGTCTAAATCATCTTTAAGTAAGTTAAAATGATCTAATATTACATATAAACCTAAAGAAGCATGCCCTTTACTTAAAATAAAACGATCTCTATCTATTTTATTTTTTTTAATACTATCAATATCTAGAACTTTATCATATAAAACGTACATTATATCCAATATGGATAATGAACTTGGGATATGTCCTTCTTTTTTTAAAGTAGCTATATCTACTATTTTTTCTTTTAATTTATTCATTTACAATAATTTAGCAGTGCTGTCTCTTAAAGATAATAATGGATTTTTAATAGGCCACGAAATATTAATTTTTGGATCATTCCATTTTAATGTAAATTGTTCATCAACATCTGGATAATTTCCTGGGTATGCCCATTTATAGTGGAGTAAGGCTATATCACTTAATACCATAAATCCAATTGCAAAGTCAGGTGGGGTTAAAACTTGTTTTCTTGTTTTATCATCTAAAATTATAGAATCCCATTTTAAATAATTGGGGGAATCTACTCTATTATCTACAACTACAAAAAACATCTCTCCATGTAAACATGATGTTAACTTCCATGATTTATTATCACCATGCATTCCTCTTAAAACATATTGTGATGATGATGAAATTTTATCATGTTTAAAATCCATTGGTGGATTAAAATGATCTCTATTCCATAGAGTTAACAAATCACCTCTAAGATCAGTGTATACATCTGGTTGGTATATTTTTACTTCTGGGAATATCATATTTCGATTATATTTTGGTTTGGGAATTGGAAATGGCAGATTCCTTCTATCATTATATTTTTATGGGATGGATCTCCTATTTGATATACTTTAATAGCTTCACATAAATTTTTATATATATCTAAATGTACGAATGATTTTTTAGATAGACTATTTCTTTTAACACATTCTTTAATAAAATTTTCACATGACCAATTTTCAATATATTCCCAAATTTTTCCGTTGTAATTATTTATTGTTTTTGAATATTCATATGTCTTATCAAGATATGCTTTATCATTCAGATAATCGCTTTTATTAACATTTATAAAATAAAAATTTGATTGGGGATAGAAATATTCTGTATAAAGTTTTTCATAATCAAAATTATTCAAATACAATGTTTCATATGATATACCATCTAAATAATAGAAATCTGCTTCTTCTATTTCTTTCTTTAAAATGGTTTCTTGAAAAATAACATCATTTGCTGATTTGCAGAGCCATTCTTCATTATTTTCTTTGCACCAATCAAATACCATGTTATCCAAATCAGCAGTACCAAAATTATGGCCTCGGTTTACTTCAGAGTCTATTATAATACAATTTGGAAAATATTTTTTCCATAATTGAGTATTTTTATTCTGTAATGGAGAACCATAATTAGTAGCAACAACAATTTGTTTAAATTCCTCTAAAACTGGGGAATTGTACAGAATATATGATTCTAGGGTATCTAAATCATCTTGGGATGTAATGTATCCTATAGTTCCATATACTGTTTTATTAATAAGTTGCTTTAAATTCATTCTAAGTAATTAAATTTTAAATATTTTTTTCTGTTTGAATCAAATTTAAAGCTGATTCAATGATTTGGTGCATGTCATAATATTTGTATTCTGCTAATCTTCCCCCAAATATTGTATTTTTTTCATTATCTCCTAAACTTTTGTATTTTTTATATTTAATATTATTTTTAATATCATTTACAGGATAATAAGGTTCAGTTTTTTTAGCATTATATTCAACCGGGTATTCTTCTGTTATCCAAGTATGTTTAGATTCAATATTTTCAAAATGCTTATGTTCAATAATTCTAGTGAATGGAACTTTATATTCAGTAAAATTCATCATAGCTGTACCTTGAAAATTAGAGGTATTTTCTAAAAATATATGTTTAAAATTAGTAGTTTTATACTCTAACTCTCCAAATTGATAATTAAAGTAAGCATCAATAGGTCCAGTATATATAACTTTATCAGTTTGATTATTCCAATAATCTTTATCTTTAAGATAATCAACACCTAATTTAACCTCAATACCATCTAATAATTTTTCAAATATTTGAGTATAACCTCCAATTGGGATTCCTTGATATCTGTCATTAAAATAATTATTATCATATGTAAATCTAACAGGGAGTCTTTTTATTATTTCTTTTGGTAAAAATTTAGGGTCTTTTTTCCATTGTTTATGAGTATAACCTTTAATTAGTTTTTCATAAACATCTATACCAACTAATTTAATTGCTTGTTCTTCTAAATTAGTAGGTTCAATAATGTGATTACCTTGAGATTCAATAATATATTTGGCTTCATCAGGACGGGTTATATTCCATAACTTAGAAAAGGTCCACATATTAAATGGTAAAGAATAAATTTCTCCTTTATAGTTAGCTACAGGTCTTAAAGTAAAATCATTAAAAGATGCAAACTGGTTAATCCATTTCCATATATCTTGATTTGATGTATGAAATATATGAGGGCCATATTCATGGATATTTATTCCATCTTTGTTAGAAGTATAACAATTACCCGCAATGTGATTTCGTTTTTCTAAAACTAAACATTTATAACCTTTTTTAGTTAATTCATGAGCACAAATAGAACCAAAAAATCCTGCACCAACTATTATATAATTATATTTCATATGCATATATTAAAGGCCAAATTCTTTCAAAAACCCAAGGTAATAAACCATCACTATTATGAAATTCATATAATTGTTCCCACCATTCTAATGGTTTAGAAATAATACATGATTTTAAAACTAGATATTGAGCTCCTTGAGAAAATATTAAATCATCATCATGTTCTATCCCTATTTGATTTAAAGTTTCTTTAATAGGTAACCCAGAATGATGTGGACCTCCATTTATATCACATTCTAAATAATATTTTTCTAAATGCTTATTCATTAAAAATGTAACTTTATTTTTAATTTGATAAGTAGTTATATTTTTACTATTTAAATGGGATAAAATATCATTACAATGATCAAAAGGATTACCTTGAATAAAAGCTATTTCATCTGGTAGATTTGGGTAATTTTCTATTATATATCTTAAAAAGGTTTCAGATTCTCTTCCATTATTAGGAATAGAAGTAAAGGGGAAGTTTATATTGTTTTCACCTTTATTATAAATAAGATAAGGAATTTTTAATTCATTAATCCAATCCAAATTTTCATTAAATCTAGATATAACTGCTAATCTTTTCATATTTTAGATAATATATAAGTTGCTAAATTTTTAGTTGTTAAATTATTTTTAGTATAATTAAATAATTCATCTAATATACTAAAATATTTTAATTCATCAAAATTATTTGTTAATTCTCTTCCTTCTAAAAGTAATTCTTTAGGGAAATTAGCTAATGTATTTTTAGGACAATCTTCTAAACCAACAAAATAAGGAATACAATAGTTTCCTAAAATTTCATAATGTCTCATACAATCCCACCCTGCTTTTTTCATAGTAACCCCATAATAAGATTTTTGATAATCTTCATAATATGGTTGTTCTGATTTAAAAGCATAGGTTTCAGGTTGACCAGGGATACAAGTAGCATATTCTTGTGTTTTATTAGTATTTGGAATAGCTAATTTACTAGTTGGAATACCAAATGTAATAGGTAATAAGTTCTTATGTTCCTCTACTAACTCACGCTTAAAATATAAATGTTTATGATATAAAGGATCTAATTCAGTTTCATCATTCCCATCAATTAATATAACTTTATTTGTTGGATAATGTTGAGAAACTAAATCATAATAATCTTTACAGCGTTTAATAGCACCATAGATGATTAAATCATAGTATCTATCTTTAATTTTTTCCTCAATATTGGTTCTATCAATATTATTGTCTCCAATTAACCAAAATGCAGTCATTCCACCCCACAAATGTTGAGATGGAATTTTACCTTCATATTCTTTATAAAGTGAAATTATTTGAGTACTATCAACAACATCATCACCAAACAATTCTCTTAAACCATAGAATACAAGATCATTTTGATAATCTGAAATAAATCCCCCACTTGCTTGAGCAATGCTATTGTAATTAGTTATGTAAAGAATTTTCATCAGATAAATTTTTTAGGATTTTCATTGATGTATTCTATAAGTTTATTAGACCATTCTAACACTTCAATAGATCCGTGATGGTTCCAATTAATGTGTGGTCTACTTTCTTCAAAGGTTTGATCAAGTGGAGTATTTGTTATTTCTCCACCATCAGGCCTTTTATTTAGAATTGTTATATCAACCCATCTATTCAAATCTAAACCTTGATTTCTTATAGGACGCATAACATGTTCCCACCAATCATCTAACATTGGATGACCTTGTAAAGCCCCCATATGTTTACAAAAATCATGTGGGATTGTTGGAAATGCATTATAACCTTCCCACCATTTATGAGTAACTCCATCTTTAATAGATTCAATATGAATTGCAACTAAAAAATTTTTATCTTTATATGGAATATATAATTGTTCCCAACCTTCAGTTAACATTTCTACATCATCATTAAGACCTAATAAAAATTCTGCTTCTGAAAGGGAGGATAAATTATTCATATGTTTATCTAAGGAACCATAGCCATTTTCTCTATCAGTAATTAATTCTTTAATTTTAACAGATGAAGTTTGTTTATATTGTTGAATAAAATCAATAGTTTCTTGATCATCTGTATCTATTTTTAATAAAATTTCAACTAAAGATTTATCTTGGGTTTTAGTATTTAAACTATCTAAACACTCTTTTAATAATTTTACTCTTTTGCGTGTTGGAATTAAAACACTAACTAACTTTTTATATCTCATTATATAATTGGTTTTGTTTTTCTTGTTTCTCGATTGTTTTTGGATGATATAAAGCAAAATATTCTACATCAGGTAATGCTGTATATGTTTTAAAACCATCTAATCGCTCATGTACTTTATTTACCCATCTAATTTCTGGGGTGTTTTTGCAAATACGTGATTGATAATCAGGCCAGTTAACCCATCCTGTGTCTGTTACATTCCACCCCCAATTTGCAATATGTTCAGGAGTTAAACCCTCTACTGTGTTTACTCTAGGAACTAGAAAAATATCCATTTCTGGGTTCATCTCTAATATCTCTGGTAAGGTTTGGATTAGATCTTCTGATGGGATTTCATCTGCATCTATAAAAAATATATAATCTCCAGTGCAATATGGGATTACATGGTTTTTAAATGTAGCAAAATCATTGTTTAATGTTCTAAATGCAACTTGTAAACGAGCTTCTGAATGATGTTGCATGATAAATTCATGTACTAGTTCTTTCTCAGGGATTTTTTCATAGAAATCTGATTTTTCTAAATCCATCAAAACCACTATTTGATCTTCTTCTCGTTTATGTTCTAAAAGAAAATTCACCAAACGTTTAATTTCCTCTACTTCATTACAGACTGTAATAGCATAAGATATTTTCATATAACTTTTTTATTTGAACGGAATATATGAAGGAGCTTTTGCTCCTCCAAATATTCTTTTTTTTACTCTGGTAAAATACCTATGAAACTTAATGCTTCAATATAGTCTCTTTCAGGGAAAACTACCATGTTAGCTAAGTCCATTTTCCATTTTCCATCCTCTTGGATAGCTTTTGCTGCTCCCCAACCCCAACTGTCTTTGTTAGGACCATATGCAAATACCATACCTTGTTCTTGAAGGTTAATGGTGTTTGGGATCCAAACAAGGTTTGTTTCAGGATCTGTCCAAGCTAAATCTTTGTATAACTCAGGTAAGTCCGACATTTGTTGTTCATGAAATTCTTCTCCTTCTTTCATTAGAGAATTAGACCAGAACCCACATGACAAACTCATGTAGGTTGTAACTTCTGGGTTTAATTGAGTTTCGATGCAAAGGTCTCCTCCACTTTTAGGACACATTATAATTTTTTCTGCTGTCATTTTATTGCTCTATTTTGGTTAATTTTGGAAGCTCAATTTTTTTCAATTTAGGTAATTGTAATTGAATTTGTTTTGGAAATTCAGGTACTTTTACTGTTAGAATCTCATCTAGTTTTTCTTTCATTTTATCAAATGAAAAGTTTGTTCTTGAATGATATCCTTGACGTTTACCTTTATCTGTATAGTTTTTATAGTTCTCAAACATATCTTTTAAATAATATCCTAATTGAGAATAATCTACACTAAACCATTCAGCATCTGCTAACAACATATTATTTGCTACTGATGGGTGAATTTTGGTTAGATTACCTTTTAATAATGTAGTGAATTCTGGGTTTAAATAATCTGTATGTCCACTCCATCCTGTTGTAATGATTGGTTTGTTAGTTAAAGAGAATTCAAGTAATGGGCGACCAAATCCTTCTCCTTTAGTTAAGCTAACCATTGCTTTAACTTTTGGATGGTTATAGATTTCGTTCATTTCTGTATCCGAAAATTCACCATGTAAAAGATAAATGTTTGGGAATTTAGATGCTTTAACTGTTGATTTAATTGCTTGAATACGTTTAATAATATCATTTCTGTCTGTATAAGATGAACCTACAGTAGAAGTTTTTAAAATTAAAGCAGGTGGATTGTTTTTGTTTTTAAATATTTCATAAAATCCTTTAACAAGCAATGAAATATTTTTTCTATCCTCCCCTATTGGACCATTTCCAATCCAATGTCCTACAAATAAATAAGCAAAATTCTCTTTAATGTTAGGTAGCTCAAATGTTGATTTTACAGGTTTATATACTTCTGTATTTGCACCCTCAAACAATACCTCACTATCTACATTCCATTCAATTTTTCCTACAATTTGTTGTGTGTTGTTATCTCTTTTTTCAAATTTAGAGTTTTTTAACACCTCAATTGAGTGCTTAGAGGAGCCCAAGATTAGGTTCATTTTATTGCATCCCTCAACCCATTCACCAGGTGCCAGTGTTGATTCAATTCCTGCGGTGATTCCAATGTTATATTTTCCAATTGGTTGGAATTCATTTGGAACTGTAATTTGACACCAAATATCTGGTTGAGCTGGCATCTGTGGGTTTTGTAAAATGTATTGATTTAAAAATTCCCATTCAGGGTTTGTATCAATAAAATTCATAGGTGTATTTCCCCATCGTTGTGGTAAGATTTTTACATCATACTTGTCCAATTCTATAAGGGCTTTAACTATATCTCGTGAGCGTGCTCCATATCCTGAATATGTTTGAATAGGGCAGGAGATTACAAATGTTGGTTTGTTCATATAACTTATTTTAATTTAATTTCGGGAATGTGTTCTGTTGGGTAATGTAAAAATTCGTATTTATCTATTTCATCCTCATGTAAAGCTATTAATTCAGCAACATCTTTATTAATTTTCATAAAAGCAAATAAAACTGTATCATCTGGTTTGATATCTTTTCCTGATAGATATGTTTTAATAGATACTTTATCTAAGGCTTCTTGTGTAACAATTTTGTTATTAGCAAGTTGGTGTGCAAAATGTTCTCTCATGTTTAGTATAGTAATTCATGATTTAATTCATCTTCTTTTACATCGTTAACATTGATGAACTCAAATTTTTCTCGTGGAATCCACGTGTTAAATAATTGATCTAGCGCGTTTATAACACGTTCTCCCATTATTTTTCCTGTAAAACCTGCTTCATTTAATGCCCATTCTCTTCCAGCTAAACCAAGTGCTTTACGCTCTTCTCTAATGTACATAGAATATAATTCTGTAATTCTTTCACATGCATCCTCTGGTCTACATCTATCATCCCAAATATATGGAGTAGTTGGAGAACCTTGAATTGAGCGGTTTGATGGATAAACTGGTAGAGCCCATTTCCCATGTTTTTTATATTTACCTGTATGGTTAGAAGGTACTTTTTTAGATGGTGTAAACCATTCTCCAGATTCATCTGTAAAACGCATTTGATCTTGCATACCACCTGTTACATTAGCTATAATTGGAGTACCTGCTAGAATTGCTTCGGTTAGAGATAATCCCCATCCTTCATTTGAAGTTAATAGAATTTGAGCATCTGCTAAATTATACAACATGTTTAATTCTTGTGGTGATAATCTACCTGTTGAAAAATGAATTGCATTTGGATAATCTTTAAACAATAATTTACGTACTGCCTCTAAATCTGTTCCATGTTCACTTACAACTTCTGTATGTAAAACAAATGCACATTTATCTGCTTTATCTTTTGGTAAAGTATCTAGAAAATATCTAAATGCAAGCATTGTGTCTGGAATTTGTTTTCTTCGAATATTTCTAGAGTTAAAGAATAGAACAAAATCTTTTTCTTCACCTTGGAAAATATTCTTTTTAAACTCAGAGTAAATAGAATCATTCTCATCCAATGGTTTAAAAATATTCTCATTTAATCCATGAGGAACATATTCAATTACTTTATTTCCACGTTTATCTCCTAAAACCAACTCATTGATAAGTTTTGTTTGTTTAGAGATAGCTAACAAAGCATCACACGATTCATAAAATGCTTTATTGTAAAGTGGAGCTGGATAATCATCCCAAATGTTTAGATAAATGATAGGACATTGTCTTCTAATTTCATTTTCCATTGCAAATAACCAATCAAAATATCTTGGATCTGTTATTAACATAATAGCATCCGGGTTCTCTAATTTGATTAGTTGACGGATAATATCAGGGCTACCATATCCATCCACTGGGTATAAAAATACAGATGCATCCTCTAGACCTGCTGTTTGATTAGTATCTATAGATAAATCAAAACGTTTACCTTTCTCTGGGTGGTTAATTGCTCCTGCAATGTTTACCCAATTGAAATGTTGAGCAGTATGGATAACGATTTCTCGTGCAACTGTGGCTACACCACTATGTACTCTTATATCATCACAGATAAGGAGTATTTTTTTACGCTCATTTTGTGGTTTATAACCAAATTGTTCTTTCATATAACTTTATTTTTGTTTTAATATAATAACCTTTTTTTAATATTCCAATCTATTTTGATTGAAAATCAATATTTGTGTTATGAATTGACTTACGAAATTCTGGGTCAGTGTTGTACAAATAAATTGCTCGTTCACTTAATTTTTGAAAGGAAAATTTCATTTTGATTGTGTTGATTCGAAATTCCTCAAATAGGTCTTTGTCTAACTTTACACTAGTTAGCACTTGATTTTTTTCACTCATATTTTATATATTTTAATTTATGTTATATATAAATATATGTAGTTTCTAGAAGGTTGCAGGGCAATGAAATGTCTTATGAAAGACACACCATCTACAATTATCATTTTCTTTAGGTTGTAAATCTACTTTTTTAAATCCATTTGAATCAAATGCCTCTGTTATAAACTTATCCATACATTGAGTTGATTTGTTTATTTTAACTTTTCCTGATGGTGGGGAAAATGTTTGGATACGTTTAACGGGATATTCTGGATCCACTGGCATTTTTCTTTTAACTATAAAGAACTCTATTTTAATATTGTCAATTGGAAAATTGTATTGTTCAGAAAAATATTTTTTATATAAAATAAGTTGAAATTGTTTCAGTTCATCTTTTTTCTGTTTATCATACCAACCTCCAGTGGATGTTTTTATATCATAAATTTTGATTGTATTGGTTGGTTCATGGTACATTACAATATCTAAATAACCTTGATATAAAACATTAGGTAATTTGATGTTTGGGGTAAGTGAGATTGGAATTTCACATCCAACTAAAAACCATCCGCGTTTGGAGAAATGTTTACCTTTGTTTTTGGAGAAATCTCTGATTATCTCTATTCCATCATCATAAAATTCTCTAAGTTCTTGAGGGGTAGAGAAATGTTGTTTTTTGTTTGCTATATATTGTTTTTTATATTCCTCGCTTAGTTTTTCTTGGAACAATTCAGATGTGTTGATTCTGTCTGCTACTGCTCCACTTTGTTCATACATTACTGTTAGATACTGTTGGATTACCTCGTGTAAGGCGCTACCAAATACAGTATGGATTGTTGAGTTGAATTGTTTCTGTCCTTCTTTATATTGGAGTGACCATTTTTTAGGACACTCTGTGTACATAGATAGTTGAGAATATGAGATAAGTTTTTGAGTGGACCAATCTATTTCTCTTTTAATTGTATTTCGAATATCCTTTACTACTTGAGGGACATATTTCTTTTTTGCCATAACCTTAATATACAAAAACTTTTTTAATTTTCCAAATAAGAAAAAGAAACCCCCACGATAGCGAACGTTGGGGGTTTCGCCGTTACTGTTGGGTAACGGTCCTAAATATTATTTACTAGCGTGATATGCTTTGATAGCATCTTTAGCATCTTTTTCAGTATTGTATTTTTGTGGCCACATTTTACCTGACTTTCCAGATAATACTCTCCACTTATCACCTACTTTTTTAACGTTAGATCCTTTAACTACATCTTCATTCATTTCTTCTGTCTCACCTCCAACTAGATCTTCATAGTTATCCATTGACAATACCTCACCTTCAGCGCTCATAGCAATTGCTTTTTCAGCTAAATCATGTAAATCCATATCAGTTGAAGCATCTTCTCTAGCGAATTCTAACATGCGAATAAATAAAGGAACATCCATTGTGATAGCATCAATTGGATTTTCTTCACCCATTTCTTCTACATCCATTTCTTCCTCACCTTCAACCTCATTTATGTTACCCATATAATGATCAAAAGCTAATTCATAGTCTGATTTTTTACGTGTTGGGAATGGGTTGTTGATAGCTCCAATTCCAACAAAATTTTCGTTTAACGATTCATTTAATTTTTTAGCTTCTTCTTCGCTATTAAACGGCCCAAATGGTTTGCCTGGGTTTTCAGCTTGAGTGTATTGGTATCTATAGAATTTATTATCTGATCCTTTAGTAATAACATAATTTTCTCCTTTACTAGAAGCCATAATTTTTATTGGTTCTTTTCCAGTTGATTTTTTTAAAACTGCTTTATTGGCGTTAGGAACATTATTCCATTTGTCTTCAAATGATGCTTTTGGAGATGATGAATTACCCATAGAAAATTGGTCCATATCAAATTCCACTAATTTTTCTTTGTATTGACCTTCTGTAATTATACCTGAAAGCATTTGCATGCGTAGTGTTTCTTTATTCATTTTATAATTTTATTATAAATATTATATATTTTTTACTTCACGCAATGTTTGAAGTGCTTTTTGCATGTATAGAATATCATCCAATTTTTCCTGGATAGAATGCTCTAGCCAATCCTCTAAAGATAGGTCTGTTCTATCTAAATCTGTTCCATATTTTTGTTTTCCGAATGTTGCTCTTTCAACAAATTTGTCAATAATTGAGTCAACAATTGAGTCTGTTTCTTTAATAACTCTAAAACCTTTATCCATTATTTTAATAATTTTTTAATATCTTTTTCTTCTACCCCTAATTGATGTAGAACACCTGTTACTCCTGCGGGACGTAAAATGTCAATATATTCATCGGCTTCCCCTAAACTACATTCAAAATATTTAGCTATATATTCAGCTAGTTCTAAATTGGTTTTACTTTTTTTCGAACCAATGTATTTTAAAAACACTTTTCTTTTTGGAATCATCTGGAGGTAAATTGAATATATCTGTTTTTTATTATCGTATGGGATTTTTTGAATATAGTTGACTAATTCAATATAATCAGGACACATAGATACGTATTTATTGATCATAAAAGCATTAAATTGTTTCCATGATTCCTCCGAGATATTTTCAATAGGGGTTTTATAAAGGGTGATTTCATTCAACCACCCAAATAAATTAGCTATGTCTTTTTGTTTACTCACAGTGAAATATCTGTGTATTCTTCTCTAAGTTCTGGTGGTAAAGAATCTTTAATGATTTTTTTAGATTCTAAATCATAAAATACTGGGATTGGAATAAGAGCATCCTCTTGGGCTCCAATTATAAATTTGGAGATTTTGCGTAGGATAAACGCTTGTCCAAATAATTGACCTCCGTCAAAACCTTCAACAGCTGTAGTTGTTGTAAAGTCAATGTTTAATTCTGGTTGTTTTTGCATATAACTTGTTATTTATTTTATAACTAAAGATACAAAAAAGCCTGTCGGTAGACAAGCTTTTCTATTAAGAGTTTCAATTTTCTTATTTTAAATATTCAGCTTCAGTATTGTATTGTTTATCTTTTTCAAATACACCTTCTTGACCAGATTCACTGTTTTTGTATTTTGTATCTTGTACTGGGGTAATAATAAGTGTGCCATCATTTGATCGGCTTTTTCCTAAGAATTTAACTTTAACATCCATTCTTTTATTTCCAGTGCTATCTATTGGCATGCTAGCAGTATATATTTCACCTACTTTAAGATCTTCGTTTTCATTTAAAATAGCTATCATTTTTTTAGCTTGAGATTCAGTGATGATACCTGCTAATTGATTCATTCTTATTAATTCTTTCATTTTAGTTTTAGTTTTAGTTTTATTATACGTATTATAATTTTTTTATTTATTTATTTATTTGTTTTTTCTTTTTTGTATTCGATAAAATCATGTATAAATCCTGCCGCCACTAGCAAATTCATACCAAAAGATGCTATTATCTCTGTTATATCTTGGTATACTGTTGACATTAAATGAATATGTCCTACCATCCAAAACGGAACTGCTAAATTTTGTGATATCCAAGATAGACTATACTTTAGGAAATATTTCATGTGGTTAAAATTTTAGCAATACATGCCATAAAACATATTTCTTTATCAACGACTGATGCACTTTGAAAGATATGCTCATTTATATGGATGACTACTAAACCCGCTGTTGAAGAGGTATATTTGTCTACCTCCTCATATAGTTTTTTGTATAAACTTTCAAAATCAGTTATATTGTTATCAGCAACAATTTGTCTGATAATATTGAATGATTTAGATGATTTATTAGCTAGCTCAGCAATTATATTATTTTCTGCATCCAAGCTATTGGTTAGTGTTTTTGGTAACACAAACTCATCCTTTACAATATATTTTTGTACATTGTTTATAGTTCGTCTAATATCTGGATAAAATGTGTTGATCACTTGGGCAACATCTTTAATATCAAATTTAATATTTTCTTCTTTTAGGATTCTATCTAAATGGAGTGCAACAGATTTTTTACTAGGTGGTTTCAGATTATAGTCCTCTAAGCGTGAGCGAAGTGGCTCAATCAAACGTTCAGGATAGTTTCCTGTTAAAATAAAACGTGTGTTTAGAGAATATGTCTCTATCATATTCAACAACAATACTTGAGATGCTTGTAAAATATGTGTTGCCTCATCCAATATTACAATTTTTGGAGCGCTTTTGAAAGACATAACTGAAACAAACGGTAATATTTCTTCTCGAATAGAATCCATTGAGCGTTTGTCTGTAGCGTTTACATAAATATAGTCGCAATCTATATTTTTAGCTAATATTTTAGCTAATGTTGATTTACCAGAACCCGCTTTACCATAGAAAAATAGATGGGGAATGTTTTGTTCCTCTATCCATGTTTGAATTTTTTGTTTAAATGATTCCTCACATATGTATCCTTCAAGAGTGGATGGCCTGTGACGTTCGTTTAAGATATAATGCTCTTTTTTCATAACCTTAATATACAAAAAAAGCTTGTCTAAGACAAGCCTTTTAAATTTATTTTTTTATTTTATAATTCCTGCTCTAACTTGAAACATTCGTTTCATTAAGCCTTCAGATAAATCAGATAATGTTTGACTAGCTTCACCTTGTACTTTAGTTCGTTCTTGATTGCTAGTAAATCCTTTAATTCGAACAATAACCATTCTAGAATCTTCTGAGGATAAAATAGATACTGTAAGGTTAGGGTATTTTGATTCTATTTCATCTTTTATATCATCAGCAACATAGTCCTCAACATCTCTGAATTCAATTGGTTTAATTGATTGGTCAGTTTTAGCTGGAGTTTTAGATTGGAAATCTTTGATAGGTTTAGATTTAATGATGTATTGTTTTTTCCCTGTTATTCCAGCATTTTTCATTACTGTAGTAATAATTTTTTCAATTTGGTTATTTTCAGGGTTAAAATCAGGTGGAAATATTAATTCACCATTTTCTTCCTCCCAATTTAATGGCTTTTCAGATGTAGAAAATCCTGATTTAACTTTAGAGATAAGAGCATCTAATTTAGGTCCTGTAATAAAGTCCCAAAATACATTATATTTTTTAGTTTCTTTAGGGAGTTGATCAAATTCTAATTTTTCCCATCCAGTAATATCAAATTCAGGGAAACGACTTTTAATATCTTTTGCTTTATCTTTTCTCCATTCAGTATCAGCAGCATCCCATAATTCTTTTGCTTTTTTTACTTTTGCATTTGGAGTTCTATCTTTAAGACTATTTCCTGTAGGACCAAATATTTTGGCTTTTTCTGAATCTATTTTAGATTGGAGAGCTGCACTCCCTACATTTTGAACATTTCGAGAATATGCTTCATAGTTTGAATCATCATTTAATGCTTTTTCTAAATCTTGCAAAGAAGCATTGACCGGAATAAGAACCATATTATGAGGAATTCTTGTACCACGTCCATTATTATCTCCTGCATCTTCAATTTCGCGTAATATATTTGTTAATCTCATTTAAAATACTTTATTATACATATTAATAATCCCCGTAAATATTAAAACGCTTAGCGGGCTCAGGTACGCCTTGGTTGATGGCAAATAGTTTACTGTTTTGAGGTTCTAACCTATATGCCATAGGTTTTATTTCAGAGTTTTGAAAGTATGCTTCAAGAGCTTCAGTTAGGGAAGAACATTCTGTTTCCTCCCCAACTAATACCCATGTATCACCTTTACCAGCAACCCTGGTAGCTATTAGCTCAAGTGATTCTATTTTCATATTACATCATTCCAGCTAACATAGAAGGATCAAATCCACCATCTTTTTTATCCTCTGGTTTATCAACCACTACACATTCTGTTAATAGAATTGTACCTGCAATAGATGCCGCATTCAACAATGCTTGGCGAGTTACTTTATGTGGATCAATAATACCAGCTTCTTTCATGTTGATGATTGCTTCTGTTTTGATATTGAATCCAAACCATGGTTTAGTACCTATCTCACCCATTTTACCAATCTCTTGGTTAATTGGATAAATTTCGCTTTCTTGGTAACCTGCATTTTTCAAAATCATTTCAAATGGTTTACCACATGAACGATAAACAACATTTTTACCATAGTTAAAATCGCTTGAGTCTGTTTTATCATTTGTGATTCCCTCACGAGCATATAATAAAGCTGATCCACCTCCAGGAACAATTCCATCCAATAAAGCTGCTTTTGTTGCTTGTAAAGCATCATCAACTCTATCTTTTTTCTCTTTCATCTCTGTTTCAGTGTTTCCACCAACATGAACAATTGAAACTCCACCTACAAATTTAGCTAAACGCTCTTGTAACTTTTCAGTTTCAAATGGTGTAGTTGATAAATCAATTTGATCAGCTAGTTGAGATACACGTGCGGTAATTTCTGCTTCATCTCCCTTACCATCAACAATTGTTGTAGTATCTTTAGTAACAGTAACTGTACGTGCTTCTCCAAACCAATCCCATGAAAATTTATCCAATTTCATACCTTTGTCTTTGTCAAATACCTTTCCACCAGTCATGACAGCGATATCTTCCAAGATTAGTTTTCTACGATCACCAAATTCAGGTGCTCTAACAGCACATACTTTTAAAGTACCACGCATTTTGTTTACCACTAATGTAGACAATGCTTCTCCATCAATGTCTTCTGCAATAATCAACAATGATTTGTTTGCTTGAGATACACCCTCTAAAATAGGCAATAGATCTTTTACTGCTGAAAATTTATAGTCAGCGATCAAAACATAAACGTCGTTCAAAACAGTTGACATTGTACTGTTGTTAGTAACAAAATATGGTGATTTGTATCCTCTGTCAAATTGCATTCCCTCTACTGTTTCCAAATATGTTTCTCCAGTACGAGATTCTTCAATATGAACAACACCTTCTTTTCCAACTTTTTCCATAGCTGTGGAAATTAACTTTCCTACCTCTGGATCATTGTTTGCTGAAATAGTTGCAATTTGCTCTAGTTGTGATTCTGAAGTGATTGATTCAGAGAATGATTTTAAAGTGTTTAATACTTGTTTAACACCCTCATCAATTCCTCTTTTAATCTCAACTGCATTTGCACCTTCATTCAAACGTTGTAAACCTTGTTTAACGATTTCTCTAGCCAATAGAGTAGAGGTAGTTGTTCCATCACCCGCATTATCTGCTGTTTTCATAGCAGCTTGCTTAATCATGTTGATACCTAGATCCTCGATTGGATCCGCCAGTGAATTAATTTCTTTTGCAACAGTAACACCATCTTTTGTACTACAAACTTGTCCATCTTTCATATAAACAACGTTTCTACCGTTTGGTCCTAAAGTTGACACTACAGCATCTGCTAAGATGTCAATTCCTTTTACTAATTTTTTACGAGCTTCTGCTCCGAATTCAATTTGCTTACTCATTTTACTTTTTTATTTTATAACCTTTGTTAATATTTGTTTTTCACATCCTACCCAATATTCTTCTCCTTCATGTTCAAATTTAGTGAACCCTTGAGTTGGTAAAATTACTCTATCTCCAATTTTAACTGCAGTTGGGATAAATTCTCCAGTAACAGTGTGAACACCGGGTCCAACAGCAATTACTGTTCCATGTACATTTTTATCTTTTCCCATATCTGGGACGATAATAGAACCATATTGGGTTTCTTGTTCCTCAATAGGTTTAATAATTACCGCATCAAAGTACGGTTCAAATTGTGTTTGTTCTTCCATTTTATATTTCGATTGATTTTAATAGATTATTTAATCCGTTTTTTACCTCATTCCAGGTAGCAATATATTCTTTAACAGAAGTATAATTGCCTTTATTTTGATAAAACTTTTCTTTTGCAACTCGATTTAATGCATTTGCAAAATTTGTGTAGTGACCTACAATTTTTTCTTGTTCTTTACCAGTTGCTGCTTTTCCACCAAATCCTCTAGTGGTGATAGATGTTTTCATTACTGTAAAATTACTTGAATCTTTTACAATAAAGAATGGATCCATGTTTGGATCTTTAATAGTACATTGAGTGTTAACTCCAGATGGTTCATTGTCATTTGTGGATGATCTTCCACGTTTTTTTACTTCTTCCATAACTAAATTTAAATTTATAACCGTAATATACGAAAACTATTTTGAAAAACCTAATTCTTTATTATACATATTACTAGAAACTATCTTCTGCTTTTCTCACAATAAAATATTCACTTTTTGTTTCCTCGCTCTCAAATACTAGTTTCATTAAACCCTCATCACATAAGTACATAGTACCGCTTTTTAAATCTTTATTAGCGTTTAGAATGTTTTTAAAGTGATTTGAGTTGAATGGAATTTTAATAGCATTTGTTTTAATATCTCCATATAACTGGTATGTGATTTTGTTGTTGTGGCCTTTTTCATCTCCAAATGTGAATTTACACATTAAATCATCGTTTGGGTCCAATTCAGTAGAAATAACCATGTTATCTACATCACCTAAAGCTGTTTTAGCTTTAACTAGATTATCTACATCTTCTTTTACCATAGGTAAAACAGCATCCCATTCAGGTTCATTTACTGTTCCTGTTTTCCCAATAAGTAAAGGATCAGCTAAAGCATATGTTAGATTAAAATGTGGATCAGAAATATACAATTTTGTAAATATTTCTTTATGTTGTTCTGTTTCAAGTAAAAGATCACCAGAGGTAATACTTAAGAGATTAGATAATCTTTTAGTATCATATACTGCTAATTCACAATCGTTTAATTTAAAAACAGGACATACTACCTTACCTATAACTTCACGGTTAATGGTTGTAAAGTTTATAGTTAGTGTATTGTCTTTAATGATCCATTTAACGGATTCATTTTCACCTAAATAGTACTTGTCTATTATAGATTTAATTAATAACTTATTTACCATAACTTTAATATACAAAAAAGCCTACCAAGAGGCAAGCTTTTTATAAAAATTTTATTTGGGATTATTTAGATCCAAACAATATGATTTCTGGTTGTTCTTCATCATTTGCCATTTCAGTATCAATTTCTATATTATCTATTACTTCCGTTCCTGTTTCTAAATCTAAATTTAAAGTTACATATATTGATGGATCTATTTTAGATAATTCAGATTTTAATTTTCCTACAGTCATGTGATTTCCACTAGTTTCCCCTACTAAAATGATTTCTGGTTCATCAAAACTAAGGCCTTCTGTATCTATATAATTTAATGCTCTTACTTCGGTCCCTTCTGTGGGACTATCATAATTTAAAGATATATCAGCATTAGGGTTAACAGAGTTAAGCATTTGAAGAAGAGTACCTACAGTAGTTCCACCTTCTGCTTCATTCATTTTAGCTTTGTATTCACTTTCTGTGATAATACCAGCTAGTTTTTGCATGTGTAAAAATTCTTTGTTCATTTTTTTAATTTTGTTATAAATATATGAAAAATTATTTAGGAATCCAAGTTTTATGAAAATTTATATTTTATTTTCATATTTCCAAATATAATTAAATGCTTTTTTTTGTTTCTCTTGACAACATCTGTTTATACTATTATGACTTAAATTTAATATTAAAGAAATGTCTGTTAAAGAATCCCATGTTTTAATAAACTCACCATTTAAATTATATTGAGATATTTTCTTTTTTTTGTTATTTGAAGGTTTACCCAATTTTAATTCTCTCATTTTTTCTTTTGTGGTTAATGAATGAGTATGATTTAAAAAATTACTAGGTTTATTTAATTTGGATTCTCTCATTTTTTGTTTAGTTTGTTCACTTCTTTTTTGCCCTTTAATTTTATTTTTTATATGATCTGAAAGGGGTCCATAGGATCCTATATCATGTAAGTTGCAAAATAAGACTTGATTCCACTCTCCATTATTAGATTCTAATGCTACTTTTTTCCAATATGTTTCTCTTTCATGTAAATTATTAATTGTACATTCTTCAATAATTTCAAATATATGGTTTTCCCATCCATATTTTTTTAAAGAATTATATATTTTAGGACCAATTATTCTTTTATCTACATATTTATATGATGATTTTCTTTTATAGATATCAATAGATTGTCCAATATATGTTTTACCTTTTGGATTGGTGATTCTGTATATTCCTACCATATGTTGTTTTATTATACATATGGTAAAATTGGGTTTTTAATTTAAAATTATAAAAATATTTTATTGAAATTGAAAAAATTTTGAGCGATAAGGATTGAGATTGAGTTCCCAACCAATATCAGAATATAGTGTTTCTAATTTGTTTCTCATGATACTATCAAATAAACCTTCTCTATCAATGTATTTGTTTACAATTTCTAAGATTTCAGGGGCATCATTGTATCCATTTAAACCAATTACAGTTAATTGGTATGGGTTTGGTTTAAGGGCCGCTATATACATTTTATCTCCCAATGTAAACTCTGGGTATTTTTTCTGTAGATTTTTAAAACGTAGGAAATCATTAGAGGCAATTGCTGCTTTTGTATTAACAGGGCATTTTAGTTTGAGTTTAGAGAATATCTCACCAGGTTTTGGTCTACTGTCAATATATTCGTCTATTTTCTTTAGTCCTGTTGGTTTGAGTAGATTTTTCCAATCAATTGTAACAATAGAGTCTTTAAATTCCATTACATCTTTATCCAATTCTTCTTTTGGTTTACCAAATAGAATATTTTCAATTAATGTTTTACCAAAGTTTCTAAAATATGGAGGGAAATTTGATTTCATAATATCCAATCCTTTCATCTCTAGTTCCTCAATTGGTACACCTTCTTTGTTTACAATATACATTGCATACCTACGTTTACCTGACCAATATGCTTTTTCAACGATTACTTCTTGTTTTAACTCAAATTGATGTCCTGATTTTATGTTGAATAAGTCTCGAGATATTCCTTCAAGATTTTCATTTGATTTAGTTTGCATTTCATCTGTTAGTAACAACAATCGTTTGATTTTCTCATCACGATCATTATAGTCTAAATCAGGATTTCGATGCAATAATAATTGAGTTAATTCCATGTAAAGTGAATCCGTGTCTGAGGCAATTACAAATTCTTTTAATTCAATATCTAATTGGTCTGAAATATATTGGTTAGCAAATACAATAGATTCTTTAGTTAATCTTTGTCCAGAGTTTGTAATAGCGGCTGAGCATATTTTAAATCCATCTGTAAAACGCCATGAATTAATTGCATATGTACCATATAAAGCGTTTTGTAAAATTTTAAATGCTAATTGATACAGATCATATAACTTGTAGTTTTCCCAATCTTGTGCTTTACCTGCTTTTTTCTTTAATCCTTTATAGTGGTTTCTTTGATTAAACCAATCCTCTAGTACCTCACATGAAATACTTTTAATATCTGTTCTAAAGAAAGCACCACTAGCTGATATAGTCCAATCATTATCTTCAATCAAATTAATAAGACCTCCAATAGAAATTGTAGCATCTTTTAGTTTGAAGTTTTTTCTATTAAGTCGTTGTATCTGAATAATTTCTTTAGGGTCACGTTGTTTTAGTTGCTCAAGTGAGTTGTATTGTTCATAGTTATTTTTAGTGACAATTCTGCCCATTAAAGTCTCTATACCTAAATTTAATGATTTGATAATAGAGGGGTATAGTGAGGTAAAATCTAAATCAGATACATCTGAATATAATCCTGGTCTAGGATCTAGTAGGTATCCTCCAGCATATGAATCTTTCTTTCGAATTGAGCGAAGACTTCTACTAACATAATGCCCAGACATAGTTCGGATAACGGCTTGATCACCTTTTACCTCATATAAAACACCTTCAACAGTTGGAGTACCTCGTTGATGAATTACATGATCGTCTATCTCTATTTCTTTAATTGAAGGATTTGTAGTAGTTGGTTTGTTAGGGGCTACAATTCCTTTACGTTTTAAATAAGTTAAAATAGCACCCTCATTCAATGTTGTATTATAATAAATAGACTCATATGGAGTGTGACATAAGTGAGAAATTAACACAGTTAATTCGATAAACTTTTGTTTTTCCTCTAATGCTTCTATAATCTCAACATCTCGAATATTATAGTCAACATATTTTTCTTTATCTTCTTTAAATAGTTTATCTAAACCTCCATTGTATTCAATCTTGCCTAACTTAGCATATTTTTCCCCAATATCTCCCAGCTTATATGATGATTCTTCTTTCATGATGTATTTTTTCAATAACAACATGTAATCTAAACTGTTAACTAATCCAATTTTAATTGGAGAATTTGGATTGTATATGTTTTCATCAATTTTACCTATTGGAGATAAACGATATACCTCGTCTCCTAAACGCTTTTTAATACGGTAATATAAATATGGTATATCAAAAAAGTCTGAGTTGTATCCTACAACAATAGTTGGGTCCATTTGTTCCCATTTAGATAAAAATTTACGTAAAAGTATATTTTCGTCTTTACATGGGATAACTAATTTACCATTTATATTAGTTTCTTCCATTGCTCCTTCTTTATCAAGAATAAAGCATAGTTTTTCTTTAGTGGAAACATCAATGAGAGCAATCGCGGTAATTTCCGCGTTTGCTTCTCTGATGGTTGTTGGGGTTAGGGCACCTAAAATTTCAATCTCAATATCCAAATAAACCGAGTTATGATATGAGGGCATATCATCTGTTTTGTAGTATAAATCCCTCAATAAAACCAATTCACGGTCTATATCTTTTTCAAATATTGTTGGATCCTTTCTGTCATATTTTCCTTTAAATGCAGAACATCTTTCTCCAAATAGTGTTTCAAATTCACCTTCTTCATCTAACTTATACAGTGTAGGCCAGTATTGGAAACAACTAATACCTTTTTTATCATCTCTTAAATAATAGTGGTATTGATCATCTCCTGGTTGTCGAGAATAGTAAACTGATTGAAACATAACTTATTTGGGGGATTATTTTTTAGGTGCTGTTTTTTTAACTGTTGGTTTTCTTGGTTTTTTAACTGCTGGAATTTCTGTTACTGGTTCATCAACTACTCCATCTCCAACAAGATATTCCTCATAGATTCCATTTTTATCTTTCATTAAAACGATTTGACCTTCTTCTGGAGAATCGATTATTTGGATTTGTTTAAGATTTTCGTCAATTCGGTTTAAAGTTATTTCTAATTCATTCAATAAAGCCATAGTTTCATGGAATTTTAAATTAGGTTGAGACCAATAAGTTACATGTTTTAACTCACCTATAATTTCTAGTGGTGTTCTCATATTATTTATTAAAAAATTGTGTTAAATCTGGTCTAAAATAATTGATGTTTTTCATCACTTTTCTATCACGTGTTCTATAGACGATATAATATTCACCAATCTTTTCATAGTGACATTCCTCACCTTGTTCTTGGGAACGAACTCGTACTGTCTCTTGTGCATCTTCTTCACTTGAGCAAGCCTTGCTAAGATTTGAGGCTTGTACTTCTTGATATGCTGGCCATATTTTATCTTTAAGACCATGTAACATAGCTCCATTTCCCAAGGAAACATAGGTAATATCACATAAAGCATCAAGAATTTCAACAATATTCTCTGTTTCACATGCTTCTTTATATTCTTCAAGTTCCTCCAAGATAAAATTATAGACAAACATCCACTCCTTCTCATCGGGAATGACCGGATTATAATTATTTGGTTTCCCCATAATTGCATTGAATTCTTCTACCTCAGATACAAAAGGAACATATGTAGCTTTCATTTGTGCAATTTCTGATTCAATTTCTCTGAGTTTAACTATTACATCATCTCCAAGTTCAATTTTAGACATCATAGATAAATCTGCAACTTGTGAGTAAAGTACTCTGATTAGTTCTTCTTGTTTTTTTTCTAATGGATTCATTTGTTTTTTATTAAGGGGTAATATTTTTTAGATTTAATCAATTCCATGATATAATGATTTATTAAAATCAATATCTCCTTGTAACCTACGCAATGCTTCAATCAATTTTATTTTAGATTCTCTACATAAATTATACCCATATCTTTGATATTTAAATGCTCTATCAAATGTATTTGCTGGGAGTGGGATTTGGTCAAAATCAATATCAATAACTAGTTTTTTCTGGTGTAGATCTTCAAAGAATCTATCTACATAAAGGAATTTATAGTTAATACCTCCATCTTCATTTGCTTGTTTAAAATAAGCAGCTCTTACAATACTAAAATCAAATTTTTCAATAACTTCTTGTGGTGTTAAGAAAAACCGTCTAACTAATTCTATACTAGTTTTAGTTGGAAGATGTATAAAAGCATAACAATTGTCATTTTCATATGCTTTTTTATAATTTTTGTTTTCTTTAAAGTATTTAAGTGTTTCCTTATAATCTTCTTCTTTTTCAAAGAACATGTCTATATCTCTAACAGGTTCACCATTAAATATATTTTTAAAAACTCCACCTGCTATAAAACCTTTATGACCACTCATAAATGGGTCTAATTTTTTTAAATTGAAGAATACTTCTCTGTTTGATGTTTTAAATTCCATAACTTTTTATTTTATATTATTTAAATTTGGTGACCTCCGTTATTTATTTTTAATGAATCAAAAAATTCTTTACGTGCTTCATTTCCATTTTCCATGAATACACCAGATGCTTTAGTTGTTACCATTGAAGCACCTTGATGTTTAACACCTCTACATGAAACACAATTATGTGTTGCAACAGTTGTAACAATTACACCTCTGTTATTTTCACATACTTTATCTACAGCTTGATGAATAGCGGCTGTTAATTGTTCTTGGATAGCTCCTCTACGACCAAAATGCTCAACTATTCTATTTAGTTTAGATAAACCGATTACTCTACCACCTTCTCCAACTATATACCCAATATGTACAACTCCTCCAATTGTTTGATGATGGTGTGAACACATTGAAGTTAACGGGATATTTCGTTCAATAACAATACCATCATATCCATCTGATGGAAATGAAGTAATGTCTGACATTGCAGTGTATCTACCAGCGAATAAATCAAATACATATGCTTTTGCAACTCTTCGAGGTGTATTATCAGAATTTGGGTCGTTTTCCCAATCAACACCTAGTGCTGTAAGAAATTCACCATACGCTTTTTCTGCTTTATCTACCATTTCCCATTTTTGCTCTTCTGTAAGCGGGAATCCAGGTGCAACTCCATTCGCGAAACCTGTTTGAACACACTCTAAATCAGTGTGGTTTTTTCGTCTATTGTTTGACATATATTTAATTTAATTTTAATGGAAAATACGAATAATCTTTTGATTATCCAAATTAAAATGAGGGGGAGTAATCCTAAATCGATAATCTAGTCTCGGGTCAAAGAGATTTGATTAGTGTCTTGAAATGCAGAATTTTGAAATCTTGAGTATTTGAATTTTGTTTGTGTTTCATATCATTGTCGTTTATCATTGATCGGCTTTGGATCTGAATATAATAAGACTTGTGAAAATTAACTTATTCTTACTCCCTTCTCAAATTAAATTTGTGTAGTTGAATTATGTGTATCCAACTCTGATTGGATTACTTCAATGTCAAACTCTAAAAGTGCAATCATTTTATCAATTTCGGCAATATTGATTTCTACTTCTTTTATAGTATCACCCGAACCATAACTTCCTGCTTGTTTACCCTCTTTAGTTGGGATTTGTTTTAATTCCTTGATACGACCTTTTAACTCAGCCATTTGGAAAATTTTTCCATACACAGGTGCATTAGCTAGGTGGATTCTAGTTTTTAACTCAGTTAACTCAATAGCTAAAGTGGATGCTTTATCCAATGCTTCTTGAGATGAATATCGTCTGATATTTCCTTCTTCAATTTGGTTGTGTTGTTGAGCAATAATATATTGCTTTTTTAGCTCAATAGCTAATTTGTTTTTTTGCTTTAATGCTTGAGATACATTCATGACTTTTATTTTTATTTTAATATACAAAACTTATTTTGGGAATCCTAATTTAAATTGAATAAATCCAAGGGATATTTCTTTTTGTTCCATCTTCCTCGTTTAATCCATATCCAACTACCCATTCATCTTGAATATAAAATCCAGTTAAAAGTGGATATATTGGGATTGGTGAGATATCTCTAGTGAGTAAAGTAACACCAGTGATAGATTTAGGTGATTTAGAAATAAAATAATCTGCAACAGCATCCATTGAATGTCCTGTATCAAAGAAATCATCTACTATGTAAACGTGTTTTCCTTTAATTGGTGTTTCCAAATCTTTTGTAATCTGAACATCACCTTGTTCTCGTTTAGCAACATATGATTTTACTCTCATAAAGTCACATTCTACATCCACTGTAATATTTTTAACTAACTCAGTATAAAACATAAAGCCACCATTTAATAAACACACCATAACTATGGGGGTATCATCTTTTTTATGGGTTTTGTTTATAGTTTCAGCTAGTTCTTTTACTTTAAATTTAATTTGATGAGTGGTAAATAGTATTTTCATAACTAATCTTTAATTGTAATTTTATCTATTGCATATTGGGTCATATACCTTTTAATAAATGATTTTCCTATCCCAATGTCTACTATTTCATATTCATCTGGGATTAGAGGAGTATGTTTTTTGGTGGTGATGATTGTATCAATACCAAAGTTTACATAAGTGTTAAGGTAATGTTTTTCATCTGTTGGTTTTTTATATACAACACATGTTACAATTTTTTCAGATGAAGGCCTACCTGTTCTAACGAATGAAGTATTACCTTTTTGTAAATGTGAACCTCTTGCCATAACTTTTATTTTATTGGAATATACAAAAAAAGCTTGCGGTAAGCAAGCTCTTTTATAAAAATTTAATTTTCTTTTTATTGGATAATATATTTACCAAATTTAGATTTTAAATCATTTAAATCTACAGTAATACCTATTTCATCATCAGCAGCATCAAGTTCAGCATTTGTATTGTTATACAATTGGGTGAAAAAATGATTTGCACCTAAATAATCTAAAATACTTTGATCATCTAAAGCTCCAAATCCTTCCTCATATTTGTCAGTAATATCATTATCTATTAATAAAAATGTAACTTTATCACCATTTATTACTCCAGCATAATCACCACTTGGATATTCTACATCAATCCAGTCTTCATTCTCATTTAATTTTTGCTTGTATTCACCTTCAGTGATAATACCAGCTAGTTTTTGCATGTGTAAAAATTCTTTATTCATTTTTTTAAATTTTATTATACATATTAGCGATTGTATAAAGATCTAATTTCATCTTTTGTTCTTGCTCCAACTACTCGCCCAATTTCCATCCCATTGTTTAATACAACTGTTGTAGGTACTGAGCGTACATTGTGTTGTTGGGCTGTTTGTGGAGAGGAATCTACATCAACAAATGTAATAGACATTTCGGTTTGTAGAGATTCCATAACAGGTTTAAATGACCTACATGGTCCACACCATGGGGCAGAAAAATATAATACTTGTTTCATGTTATTTGTTAAAATAGTTTAAAATGTCCTCTTCCATAACTGGTTTAGTAGGATCGTTAAATAATGCTTTGTGGGCCTCAATTGCTTCCTCTATTGTAATGTTTGGGTTAACTTTTGAGAAAAGATTAATCAATAAAGAATGATTTTCCTTATTTGTATAATCAAATGATACTGTTGTTGTTTTTTTCTTTGCCATTTTATTTTGTTATAATATAATTAATTTGGTAATCTCCAAATGTTGTTGTGACTGTATACATATTAATATTTGTTATGTTTTTTTACTATTGTTTATTCTTTTTGTCCATTTTAAATTCTCTACTGTTGTTGCTTCATATGGAGAGAGTCCTTCTTTGAAACATTGTGATCTGGGTTTAATATGGTCTAATGTGGGATAGTTTTTGTCACTGTAATGGAGTTTAAGATTATCTTTTATATATTCTCCATCTATATAGTCGTAACCATCCCATGTTTCGAGCATTTGCTTTCGAATTTTTCTAGTTAACCAATCACATCTTTTCCAATACTGTTTCCAATTAAGGTCTTCTATAATATTACCATTTTTCTTTCGGGTTTCCAAACCTTTTTTCCAAGCTTTTTCATTATCTCTAAATTTTCGCATATGTTCAGCTCGCTCAGTTCTTTCTTCCCCCATATTTTCTTTAACCCATTCACCCTGACATTTGTTAGAGCAAAATATGTTTTTTTGTTTTAGTTGATGGTTATAACTTCTAACATCAATTTTACAGTTCCCACATTGTCTGTAGGTATATGATTTTGAATTGAATTTTAGTTTACATTCAAGAGAGCAAAATTGTTTATTACCCCCTTTAGATCTAAAATCAACATCACATTGTTTACATACTCGTTTATAAGGTAATTTCTCCATATCGTTTTATTATACATATGGCAAAATTAGACTTTTCGTACAGGATCAAACAAATCACACACCTCTCCGGGTGTCGAAAGCAATGATGTGATCTCTTCCTGTCATGTTGTATCCTTTTTCAGCACACATATCAAACACTAAAGGATACATATGTATTAATTCTTCTCTAGTATCTCCAGCGGGCATGATATATGTTTTATCTTTTGGGATATGAAGTGCTAATCTAAAATTTTCAATTTCATTTAAATTTCTTTGACTACCATCCCATACTGGTTTATAGTGGTAATCTGTATGATAATCTAGAGTAGCTTTAATTGCCTCCATATTCAAACGAAGCTTGTTATGTTGGTTGATCATTTTTTGATCCACAAGCGCTCCTTGAGGCGTAGCAACACCAAGTACGGGTACAGAATTATTAAATTTCGGACTGAGAGAGATAAGCCCCAGAGGATAATCTGTAGCAATAAAATGGCTTCCTTCAGTTTCGATGGTAATGAGAATGTTTCTTTCATGAGCAAAATGTGTTAATTCATTTACAAGTGTTGGATGCATTGTTGGTGATCCTCCCGTCAACATCATCTCCTTAATATGAGGATTTTCATCATATATTTTGATAATATCATTAAAGGTAAATGTACCTTTTTCAGGATGGATTGAGGTATACCATGAATCACACCAACCTCCTTCACCAAAATAACAACGGTGGGTACAACCAGTGGTTCTAACCGCTATTGTTGGTCTACCAAAACGAGATCCCTCACTTTGTACGCATCGATATAGTTCTACTATAGGTAATACTTTATTGTAATCCTCTATTCTTTTTATTGTTTTACTCTCCATATATTGCTGAATTTTTCTCGTGTTCTTTAAATTCTACACTTACTACTCTTACTCTATTATTTGTTTCCTCTAAAATAAATTTAGATACTTTATCGTAAATGAATTTAGCAAATTGTTCTGCTCCTGTAGCCGGTATTACTCTAAGTTGTACTATTCTTTCATTGTGCATCTCTAGTGCTTTGTATACAAATGGATCATCTTCTGCTATAATATAGGTATGATCAAACATATAATCCATCCATACTTTAGGACTCATCCCATCAATAGTACCTTTAGCTCGTTTCATACCTCCAAAGTCCCAAACCCAGTTTCTTTCATCTAGTTCTCCCTCAAATATAATTTTGAAAGAAATACCATAACCATGAAGGAAACTACAGTGAGTATCTTTTGCTCTCCATTGACGGAATACTGTAGAGTAACCATCAAATATTTTTGTTGATTGAAATTTTGCCATTTTATTTAATGTTTAATTGTTTGATTACTTCGTTCCAATGTTCAACTGGTATATTCATTGCTTCATCTGTTTGTCCATTTTCAGCAAATTCTTTAAATAGCTCAGCAGTTGCAATGGCACCCGCTACTTGATTTTCTTTTGAGAGTTCACCTAGATATGGGTGTATTTTAGATATTCTCATTAGTAGGTTTACTATTTTTCTAATTGTCATTTTTCTTTTTATTTAAATGTACGTATTCTTCTTTAAACATCCAAATATACCCGTAAGAACTTTTTCTTTTTTTATTACAGCATTCTGAAATTGAAGAAGATGGTTTGTTTAATGATTTTGCTGCTTTTGAAGCACTTTCCCATTCTTTGATTAGATTCAAATTTTTATCTAATTGTATTATAGGTTTACTTAATGTTTCTTCTATCCATAAATTTTTACGTCCTTTAAGTTTTTCAGATATTTTTTTATTCCTTTCAGAGTCTTTTAAATAATGTTTCATATTAGACTCAAGAATTTTCTCATTCCTTTCAATAGAAGAATAACATGGGTGATTTATTTTAGATTGGGAAATTTTTTGACATGTTTCTTTAGATAATTTTGTATCTTTTAGTCTGTCACTCACATCAGGTCTTTTTATATTTTTTAATTTTTCAGATGTGCCTGGTCGTGGGGTATTTTTCATTTTAAGTTTAGTTTCTTCACTATGAAAAGAGGGTCCACCACCACCTACATTTTTGTTATCTAAATTTAAACCCCAACATTTAAATTGTTCTATCCAATAACATTCCCAAAATTTCCATTCTTTTTCTTCAATAAAGTCCAATTCAAAAATAGTAAGATCTTTTTGTAAACGTTTTTGATGTTGGGATTCTCTTTTTTTTAAGGGATTTTTTGTTTTTCCTATATAGAAAGGAATCCCATTTTCATCAAATAAACAGTATATAAAAACATTCATAATAATAATTTATGCGGTACTATTATAAATATCATGTTTTTCCAAAATTACACCGATTCATCTAAAACTTTTTGAACATGATCTATAACTTTTTCCCATGAAACTACACCTGTTTCATCTTCATATATTACAGGATCTTTTCTTCCCAATTTGATAAACGCTTCTACTCTTTCTACACTTGAAGCAGATTTATAATCTGAATTACCTGAGGGGTATGGTTTGTAAGATGTGTTGGTTCTTTTGTATACTTCATCAAATTCTAAGCCTAGCTCTTCACATAGTACTTCTCCGTCTTGCAAAATAGTAAATTTGTCCCCATAAATATAAGGTGTGAAGTACCCAACCATTTCTGCATCCCAGTTTCCTAAACGGAATGCTTGGTCATCTGCATCTCTAAATTCTTGTCTACAGTCAGGATAAACTCCAAAATCTCCAGCATGAATACCTAACGCAATATCACAATTTTCCCCAGTTCTATTTGCTACTGAAAGTGCAACTGCTTGTATAATTGAAGCGAAGATTTTGTTACGATTTGGAACTACGGTTTGACGTTGATTTTCCTCAGCATAGTGTCCTTCAGGTACATCATCTCCACCTGTTACCAAAGCTGAATCTAATAAATCAACTAGTCCATTTAATTGGATTTGGCGATAACGTAATGTATTAGCTATACCAATATCATTATTACATAAGTAATCTACTAATGATTGAGCACGTTCAAGCTCAACTCTGTGTTTTTGTCCATAATCAAATGAGATGGCAGTTACCGTATCGTACTCTTTCAAGCAACGAAGTAACAATGTGCTGGAATCCATTCCTCCAGATAGGGATAATACTACGTGTTTCATAATTTGTTTACTATATTTTTGATTGTTTCTTCATCCTCCATAGATAATTGCATTCTTGAATGAAATAATTTTATCATATCCTCTACCCACATTTCATCTAATATGGTTGGGTTAACAATTTTAAATTCCTCTTCATCTTTATCATCCTCATTTAAAGTACAATAACCATCATCACATAACCATTCAGCCATTTGTTCTTTATCCCAATTAGCCATTTCATCATAAACTTCATCTAAATCAAATTCAATACTAATACTCATAATCTAAAATTTAAAATGGTAAATCATCATCATAATCCTGTCTATCACTTAAAGTAGGTTCAACTTCAGGTTCTCTAAAGTGAAAATCCAAAAAATCTCTAGGATATAAATGTATTATTCCTTTGTACTTTGGATTGGCAATTTCTCTTATTTGACGTTCAATGCCTGCTCTATAAGCTGCTGCTGCAACTTCTCCACCTAGTTTTAAACCTGCTGGTTTTCCTAGATAATCGTATAAACTTAAATATTCCATAACTTTTTTTATTTTAATATACGAATAAAAAATATGGACTCCAAATTAAAGTCCATTTATTTCTCTAAACATAGTAACATTCCAATCTACAAGATCTATATTTAAATCATTAATATTCATGTCTTGAAAATTATTCATGTTTGCTAGTGGTTTTGATTGTAAACCCATTTTTGTATAAGGCATTTCACCGATTGCAGCCATAATTGGATTTGAGGTATCAATAGATTCAATACAGTCAAGATTTTTATACATTCCAAATTCAATAGGAGATGCTGTCCCAAGTAAGTGCACACGATCAAATTTTGTTAAGATACGTTGTTCATATAAAGATGATATAACAATAAAACGTCCAATTGCTTTACCTAGATCTTTGTTTGGGTGTGGACATACTTCATTATAGTATGAGGCACCGTATGAATATGCTATCTTTTTGTAACCTAAATCTTTATATGTTTGAGTACAAAGCATAGCATTGTGTGCTGATTTTGCTTGCACTACAGCTACTTTCATTACCTCTTTAGGTAACTCAATTGTTGCCCATTGTCTTGCATTTCTAACTGAAGCATCTTTATCTTCCCATACATCTGGGATAATAAACTCGTTTGGTTTAATTTCGTTTATCCAGTATAGTAAACGTTCTGTATTATATGCCTCACCTAGTTCATGTAAGGAATTATCCATTACAATATAGCGGCCCATTTCTTTTGATTTGTAGAAGAAATCTCTATATTCCTCGTTTTGGTCCATTAAATGAGGGAGCATATAATCATATGAATTGAACTCTCGGCTTTTCTCTAAAAGACAAAATGGAACTTCATGTGAAATTTTTATTTTTTTCATACTAATAGATTTTTGTGGTCTTGGATACTTCTTTCACATTGAGCAATCTTACTGCTTATCTTTGATTGCAATTCTTTCATTGTGCTTTCTGATAAACCAACCGTTTCTTTTAAAACAACTATACTTGTCCATAGGCTTTCCATATTGTTTTTGACATCTGTTTGGGCAACTATATGAGCCTTGATTTGTAAATTATTCATTATTTTATTTTTAAATTTCAATAGTGGTAAACAATTACCTAGAAAGTGGTTTATCTTTCAAATCTTCATGTTCATTTATTTTATCCCACATATTATTCAATACTAAAAGTAATGGGTCTAATCCAACTTTTTCTTTAATTGAATTATATTCTTCATAAGTAAATGCTGTTATCATATCAACACCATCAATCTGTAATTTAATTTTTATTGTTCTCATAATTTTAATAATTTATTTAATAACTGTTTTAATAATTTAAGAGTGTGCCATTTTATACATTTCACACAGATTAAAAAGCATTTCCTCTGCTTGTTTTTTACGCTTGTCATAAGTATCATTAGTATCACCAACTTCTGAGGTTAATTTGGCAATATCATTAGCAATACTTTTTAGTTGCTCCTCAACTACTTTTTTTTCTTGTTCTTTTTTCATACTATACGTTTTATAGTTATTGTATTATTTCCTTCTATTTTAATTTGCTCAGCCAATTGTTTCTGGTATTCACGGAGGAATTGATATTTAATATCTAAAGCTAATTCATATCCTCTACCATCATCCATTATAGATATAGTTTTACCTTGTTGTAAAGATTCAACGCCTTGTTTTACATTTTTTTCATATTGCTCTTGTTTCCAATTATCTTGAAAATTAGGTTCAGGCATTGAACTTTTTGGCTTTTCTCTTTTAAATATATTGAAATTCATATTATTTAGTTTAATGCAAATGTATGTTCTCTTTCTTTGATTTCCACGCTTTCTTGAGTGGAAAAACGCATAGCATCATATCCAATCCAACGCATGCCCCATTTTGTGGTTCCTTCATTTACGGCGCCTTTTATAATGTAAACTCGTTGATCTAACGCGTTTAAATATTCATTTTCTACTTCATATTCTTGACCCTCAACTATGTGAGCCCCTAATGGAAGATTTTTATCGTTTATACAAGTTACTGCTTTCATCTTGAATGTTGTCTCTTTTTGTATATTTAATTTTTACTATTTCTCCTTCACCTATAATTAAAGTCCCTACTTTAAGAGATTTATCTTTTGTATACCATGAAGATTTTTTACCTAAATAACTTTTTATGTATATGTAAGGCATTACCAAATTAGTTTATGATTATACACTTTGTGAGAATATCCATTTATACATGGTCTTCCTGTATTATATGCTCCAAACACTACTTTCCAATCTCTATATCTGTTATGTAATCTTCGTAGAAGTTTCATAGAGGTATAAACATTGTATTTGATATCTGTTTTTAGTTTATTTACAGATACTCCATCTCTATTTAACCCTCTAGCGGTTGATAACATTACCTGCATTGGACCTACCGCACCCGCACTAGAAGTTTGAGCTGGGTTGTATTTCCAATGGAATGGTCCTTTATATCCTGTTTCTGTATTGGCAACTCCAAATGCATATCGTATTGGGATATTAAAAGTATCCGCGTATGCTTTAATGTAATTATACATTTGCAATGATGGTGGTGATCCTTGATTAATACTGTCCGGAACGCGCACAATTTGAATTGGCTGCTTTTCTGGTTCAGTAACGGAAAAAGTGGTGACAGCTACAGCTCCCACCACAATTCCGATTTTAATACTATTTACCAACATTTACTACCTCTTGGTGAATACGATTTGCATACATTCCAAAAATTGTTTGACCAATTTTATCTGAGTACACAATATACTTTCCAGTAGATCTTTCAATCATGATCAATTCATTTGATTCATTAACAGCGATTGAGATTTCCTCTGGTGAAAACGCATGTGCATACGGGTTTTCAATTTTAACATCCTCTTTTTTAGATGCTTGATACATTCCACCTAACTTAAATGCTGATGTTGCAATTGATACTGCGATTACTACATTCAAAGCTGGTTTGATGTTTTTTACAATTGTTTCTTTTGTAATTTTCATAACTTTTATTTTTCTTTAAATATACAAAAAAAGCTTGTCTAAGACAAGCTCTTTGAATTATCTTCCTTGACCCTTATAAGATTTTTTATAATTTTTAGAGTTTTTAGAATTCGATACTTTTGATTTTGCATGTACTCCAGGTCTAGATATTTTAGGAGACATAGATAGTTTTTGTGGGGATTGTGTTGTTTTTGCCATGATTATAGAGGTGTGATATTTTGAGGATTAACAATAAATGATTTTACCCCCTCAATTTTTTTAATATCTGTTACAATAGATTGAATTTTTTCTCTACTAAATCCACCTTGTTTGATAAAAGGGTAACCATCTATTTTTAAATTTAAAATCACTTTTAAATTATCATTATTTTGAGAATACTCCCCATCTAAATCTACAGTTGATACAATTGTAACTCCAGTTAATGATCTGATATCTGAAAGTATTTCTTGTTGGGGTCTAATGACTGTGTTAGTAATTAATATCCCTTTAACTTTGAATTTATCAACATATTCTTCTGAAAGTATTTTGATAATTTCTTCTTTTATTACTTTTTTTAATTTAGATGATTCCATAATTAGCTTCCAATTTCAAAGTGCATCCAATCATAATTTTTTTCTCTACCTAAGGAAATAAATCCATGTTTGTAAAAAATATCAATCATTGGTTTATATTCAGGACGAGCAAATCTAGCTGTTTTTGAGCTTTCTTTAAGCAGGTTACGAGATGGATCTAGATCAATAGCAACAGCCCATGAATGTTTAGACCAATCTGTTCCTCCTCTCATTTTTCTAAAATTAAAGCAACCACCAAATAAATCTATTCCTAGTTCTACTATTTTTTCATATCCATAATGAGCTAAAATATCATTAAATACTAACTTAAATTTATCTGCTACTAATTTATGGCATCTCATTTTAGTTACTTTCTCATCTAAATCCCATGCTATACGCATAGGATAAGGTAAATCAATTGTTACTAAATATTCTTTTCCATCAACTGTAGGTTTACCATATTTTGCTATTAATTGTTTTGTATTTAACATATTTTATATTTTATGAAAAAAGGTTAGTTAAAAATTTTCCTATAATGCCTATTAAGAATAATGTAATTCCTATCCAAGCATGGCTCGCTAGAATTGCTGGTACTCCCATAGCTGATACTCCTAAAAGTGCATCTCCTATTTGTCTCCACTTTTTTGGAGTAGGAGCCCAGTAATTTCTTTTTATTTTTTTAAAGGATCTTAACATACCTATAATATTTTATTTATTATACATATGTAAAAGTCCATTACCCTTCACAACTGATACAGTCAGCGGTACGTTGAAGATTATCTCCTCTTAAAATACTCTCTGAACGCATGTAATATAGGGTTTTAATACCTTCTTTCCAAGCTAACTTATGTACCTCACTAATGTATTTAGGTGAATCAGATGGATCAAATGTTAAATTCAATGAAATAGCTTGATCAATATGTTTTTGTCGGATACCATTTTGGCGGATGATTTCGTATGGGTTAATTTCTTTAAATGTCAAGAAGATTTCTTTTTCCTCTGGTGATAAGATATGATCTGCTAATCCCATAACAGAGCCTTTATCCTTGGAGATTTGTTCCCAAATACTATCAATGTTAAATCCTTTTGATTCAAGTAAACGCTCCAATGTTGGGTTTTTCTTAATAAAAGTACCTTTAGCTGTTTTTAAATTAAATACATTTGCTGGTAATGGCTCAATAGAAGGTGAAACTCCACCTGAAATATTTGCATTTGATACAGTAGGGGCAATTGCTAAATGATGTGTATGTCTTAAACCTGTTCCTTTACACCATTCTGGTTCGCCATATAGTTCTGCTTGATCTTTAGATGCTTTCAATGCTTCTTCCTCAATGAATCGAGACATAATTCTAGTGTAAGAATTTGCTTGTAATCCAGCAAATGGGATTCCTTTTTCCTGTAAAAATGTATGCCATCCTAACACTCCAATACCAATTGCTCTACCTTTTAAAGCTGAACGATAAGTGTTTTCCATGAATTTAATTCCTTTAGCACGGTCTATAAATTCTTGCAATACCCCCTCTAAAAACCAACAAGATAATTCAGGTAAAGTCATTCCGTTTTCAAACTTATAGTCTTTCCATTCATCCCATCTTGCTAAATTCAATGAAGATAAACAACAAATGAATGAATGTAATGGATCTGTGTAAAGTGCAATTTCAGAGCAAATATTTGTCATAGAAACATGCAGGTTATTTTTCTTATATGCCTCTGGATTTGCATTGTTTACATTATCCTCAAACATAATATATGGTTCACCTGTCTCTAAACGTGTTTTCAAAATATCACCCCATAGTCTTAAAGCACGTGGTTCTTTATCCTCCAGCTTATTCATAAAATCATCATCAATAACAACACATTGATGAACATTTAAACATTGTCTATTAACATCACCTTTTGGTCTACGAATCATTAAAAACTCTTCAATGTCTGGGTGATTGATATGTAAGTTAACTGATGCTGCTCCTCTTCTAACTGAACCTTGGTTAGTTGCTAAAATAGTTGAATCATACATTTTAATCCATGGAACTACTCCCTCAGATGTACCATTTCCAGCGATTTCTTTACCTCTACCTCTAATACGAGATACACCAATTCCAACTCCTCCACCTTGTGAAGTTAATCGCATTAATTCTGAATTAGCTCCTGCAATTCCTTCAATAGAGTCATCTGTGTCTACTCCAAAACATGAAATAGGCATACCACGTTCTGTACCTAAATTTGATAGGACAGGAGATGCTAAACATAGCCAATTTTTTTCCATTGCTTCAACAAAAAATGGTTGAAGATCTTTACGTTTTAGTCTTCGAGAGGATGCTTTAGCTACTCTAGTAAATGCTTTAAATACATTCTCATGTGGTAAAAGATAACCTTGTGATATGATAGATGTACCGATTTCGTCCATCCAATTAGGAAAATCTTTCCCCTTGACCCAATTACTTGTGTCTACGTTTATTTTGCTCATTTTTTTATTATTATTTCTTTTTCTTTAAATTCTGTTGTAAAATCTTCAGATGTAAATTTCTTAACCAAACGTTCAGCAAACTTCATTCTACTAGAGGATATAGGTTTGATAACCATTGTATCTGTTAAATTCTGTTGTTTAAAAAATGGTAATATTTCATCCCTATAAATTTTTGCTACTGTATCTGAACGAGAATTGATGTCTAGAGCAGATGTTTCTTGATTTCCATATGGGACAGAAGGTTCAAAAGTTGCTTTTCCATTTTTATCAAACCATCCTGTTTTAAATTCAAAATAATTTTGTGGTTCTGGGGTATAAGCAGCTCTAACAAAGAATTTCACTCCATTAGGATCTTCATAAGTATAAAATCCCTTACTTACTTTTTCATATGAAAGAGAATTATCAGGATTAAGAAGTTCCCCTATAAGAATATCAGTTTCTATCAACATCTCATCCTTAAGAGAATATGGATTCGTCTTAAAATATTCTTTAAGTTCTTCCTTAACTATATTATGTAAATCTTCTAATTTCATAATTTTTTATAAGTCGCTCCAGTCAGCGGTTGATTTTGAATAATCTGTTACTCTTCCTGCGAAGAAATCTTGATGTGTTTTACCACTTGTTAAATGTCCAAACCATTCCATTTGTTTCAAAAGGTTAGGATCAATATCATTGTATAAGGGCTGATATCCAAGTTCTATTAATTTTTGATTAGCACGTTCTTTGATGAAATTTTTAAGTTGGTCTTGATTTAAACCCTCAACATTTCCCATTTCAAATGCTTTATCAATAAAATCAAATTCAAGTTTTACTGAAAGATCACATGCTTCATATATTTGTTGTGCCATTAAAGAATCGTTTAGCTCAGGCATTTCTTCTACCATTGTTCTAAACAACCAGCATCCTGCTTTTGAATGCAAAGATTCATCTCTTACACTCCACTCAACAATCTGACCTGTACCTTTCATTAAGTTACGTAATTGAAAAGACATTAAAATAGCAAATGAGGAAAACAAGTTAACACCTTCTGTAAATGCAGAAAATATAGCTAATGAAAGTGCTTTTTCACGTAATGTATCTCCAGGTAACTCAACTAGACGATCAATCTTAGCTTTTGCTTCCTCATCTTCCATAAACGCCTCAAAATCATCTAATCCAAGTTCTTCATTTAAACGAGCATATGCCTCAGCATGTATGCTTTCAAAATCAGCAAATGCACAAGCCATTGCTTTAATCTCGTGTTTTGGAAACCATACAGCTACTTTGGTTGCCCAATAGTCATTTACATATGTTTCTGTTTGAGCGAATGATTTTAAGATATTACCAATTAGGTTTTTTTCTGATTCACTCAATTTAAGTTTCCAATCATTCAAATCTGAAGATAATGGGACCTCATCAGCAAGCCAGTGCCCCCTATGTTGGTCTTTAAAAAATTCAAATGCGATTTGATATTCGAACGGTTTATAATGTGGTCGAAGTTCTGTAATCATATATTATATTAATTTATTAATTTATTACTTTTATTTCTGTTTCCTATTTGATCTACATATCCAAAACTTTCTGCTATTTTAGTAGTTTTGAATAGAGGTTGGGTGTTTTGATAATTAAATGCTTTAAATATATTTTCTTCTTGAGTCAAGTCAAAAGATGAAAGTGGAATTTTGTGATCTATTTCCCAAATTACACCATAATTTTCCCAAGATATTTCTTGAAAAAACATATTTTCCAAATATACAATATATTCTTTAATAGAACAACCTAAATATTTAATAGTGGATTCATTTTTTTGTTCTTTTAAATGGTAATTTATCATACTTCCTATAGAATCTTTTATTTTATATTCTATATTGTTTTGTCTTTTTTGTTTAACATATCCTTTATCATATTCTCTCCGTTTCGTTTTATTTTCAGGATTTTCTAAAAA